TAGGTGTTAATGTTATCACACAAATTGGTACGGTTTCTTTCTTTGTTAATGGTCCATCAGATTCTGTAAATACAAGTGTTGTTAACTCATTAAGTTGTATTAATGTTACTGCGGCAATTGGTGGGGCTGCGTCTCCAACAACGGAAGAAGTTAGAAATTTAGTTAGTTTTAATTTTTCAGCACAAAATAGAGCGGTTACTGTAAACGATTACGATTCTTTAATTCGAACAATGCCATCACAATTCGGAGCACCTGCTAAAGCGGCAATTACTGAGGAAAATAATAAGATTAAAATTAAAATGTTATCTTACGATGATTCGGGTAAATTAACTGAAATCGTGTCGAATACTTTAAAAAATAATGTTGCGAATTACTTATCTAACTATAGAATGATTAATGATTATATCTCAGTTGAGACTGCGAGTGTTATTGATTTATCTATGAACCTTGACGTTGTTTTAGATAATAGTCAAAATCAAGGGGCGGTAATTTCACAGATTGTTAATATAGTGTCAACTTATTTTGACCCTTCACATAGACAGATGGGTCAAAATGTTTATATTTCAGAAATTAGAAGACAAATACAAAGTGAGAATGGGGTAATCTCGGTTTCAAGTATACAAGTATTCAATAAAGTCGGAGGACAATACTCATCATCTCAAACATCCCAAAAATATTTAGACTCTGAAACACGAGAAATTGATTTGATTGATGAAACAATTTTTGCCGAACCAAGTCAGACATACCAAGTCAGATTTCCGGGTAAAGACATCAATGTAAGGGTTAAGAATTTAAAAACAGTTAATTTCTCCTGATAATTTATTTTATTAAAAAATGATTTATCTTTTTGAAAGTAGCATATAAACTATTTATCAAAAAAGATTAATAATGTCGAATTCATATAGAATAAGAACTCAAATAGGTGTAGATAAGTCAATTAAGGTTTTAATTGACCAAGAATTTGAATATCTTGAAATTTTATCACTTAAAGTATTACAGAGTCAAATTTACACAAGACAGTGTTCTGATTACGGAGTAATTATTGGTAGGGTTAGTGCAAATGATGGTTTTGGTATACCTAACGCCAAAGTATCAGTCTTTATTCCGTTAACTAACGAAGACATCACAAATCCAATCATTTCTGACTTATATCCCTATAAAACTTTATCTGAATTAAATGAAGACGGATATAGATATAATTTATTACCATATCTACCGTCATATAGTAATCACTCTCCCACAGGAACTTTTTTCGATAAACATGATGTATTAGTTGACCCGACATTAATTGAAGTTTATGACAAGTACTTTAAATATACTGCAAAAACTAACGATAGTGGTGATTACATGATTTTTGGTGTTCCTACTGGGTCACAAACAATCCATGTCGATGTTGATTTATCAGATATTGGAGAATTTTCATTATCGCCTCAAGATTTAATTCGGATGGGTGTTGCCACTCCCGCTCAAGTTGCGGGAACAAAGTTTAAAAGTTCTGCTAATTTAAATGAGTTACCTCAGATTGTCACAATTAACCGTGTTATAGAAGTTGAACCATTATGGGGTCAACCTGAGGTGTGTAATTTAGGTGTGACAAGAACCGACTTTGATTTAACTGATGAGGCAAATATTACCATAACTCCAACATCAATTTTTATGGGGTCAATTATATCAAATGCTGAAACTCAATTCCAAAAAAGAAGTTGTAAACCAAAATTAAAACAAGGTAACTTCTGTAGTTTAGTTGCGGGTCCTGGAGAAATTTTGGCGATAAGACAAACCATTGCTCAAGATATTAATGGACAACCTATTTTAGAAACTGTTTCATTAGAAAGTGGAGGACAAGTTATTGATGAAAATGGTACTTGGTTAATAGATGTTCCGATGAATTTGGATTATATCATAACAAATGAATTTGGTGAAAGAGTTTTATCGAATGACCCTAATAAAGGTATACCGACTAAAGGAAAGTATCGATTTAAAGTTAAGTGGAATCAATCACCTTCATTAAGTGAGGCAATTAAACGAGGTTATTTTTTAGTTCCTAATGTTCGAGAATATGGGTGGACAACTTCTGATACTGACCCATTAAAAACAGGTATTGGATATGCCACTGCGATTAAGTCATATGCCTTTAGTTTAGATTGGAATGATTATGCTGACGTACAGGCGGCAATTAATTGTGAGGACACATTTTATGAGATGTTGTATAACAAAGTGTATACCGTGTCACAGATGATAGACCAATATAGAAAAGGATATCTTCCAAATAGAATGATAACAATAAAAAACATTTTGGATGATTCTTGTGAAAGTGAAAATGTTAAATTTCCAACAAACGATTCATTTTTAAGATTTGACATTATATATCTTTTATTTGTTATTATGATGTTTGTTTTTAAACCTATTCTCATTTTATTATTAATTATTTCACATATTTTAGCTTGGTTATTGAAGTATATTTTAGGGCCAATCTTAGCGGTTGTTGTGGCAATTGTTTTTAGTATAATCGCCTTTATATGTCCCATTATAAGCGCAATTATAGATGTTATTAATGTTTTTGGTGCGGGTATAGAATTTGGACCTTGTCCCGACTTTAAAGACATGAAGAATCTAATTAAAAAACTGGTAACTTTATGGAAAACATTTACTCATTTACGTTTACCTAATTTATCTTATCCCGATTGTGAGTTATGTGCGTGTAAGGAGGGTGATACTATTGATGGAGATGTTCAAGATGATTCCGCTGAAGGAGTTAATACTGAAGAAATTGTTGCTACTTCAGGAATTAATGGTGTTTTATCTCAATATGATAACGCAACAAATTATAATCTTATTCATTTTGACCCAACTGCTACTTACCCTAACGCATTTACTTCGATGATGTCAGGTAAAGGGATTGATACTGTTAACCCTACATCACAGTCATTAGTACCCTCTTTAAAAACTTATGGACAAGACTCAAATGGGGATGATAGATATATGTTCACATCAAGTATTACTTTAGCTGAAAGAATAAATTTATTTAATAACAAAGCGAAATACTTTGATGATTTTAGTGGAGTAAACCCTGGTGGTGGGTATAATAGAATTAAAGTTACTTTTGACACATCATTAAATGCTTCCGCAACAAAATACCATTATGATAATGTTGTGGTTATCTCATGTCAAGCAAGTCAATTGGCGAATTTTCCTGTGGGACAACTCATTTCTTTCCAAGACCCTTCATTATCTCAGGATGTAAATTTAACGGGTTTTACACCTTACAACCAATACGGTACCAGGAGTATTACGGGAACTTCAATTAATGATTTGCCAGGTAGTACTATTCAAGTAAGTTATGCAAATCCAGACGGAAGTGGTACTATATCACCTCTGAACTCTTTATATCAAATAACCCAAGACCCGGATGACGCGACTTACGCTAAGTTCCCTATGGACGTAGAATATTTTCAAGTTATTACCGCAATGACCTATAATACTTTTTCAGGAGCATGTAATCCTTCCGCAAGTGATTTAAGTCTAAATAAAAGGTATTTGTATAATAATATGACGTTTACATATTTGTCTGCCGATAACTGTGCTCAATATCCATCACCATTATATTATAATCCTTTATCAATATTTATTGATGCCGATAAACAAGTTATAGTGATAATGGTTAGAGGGGTTGACCCGTATTCCTCAAGATGTCAGAATAGTTATGATTTAAGTGTTTTATTAGGATACTCAATGGGAACCGCAGGAAAAACGGTTACAGGCCAGTACAAATTAAATCATCCTATTCAAGGTGGGGTAAAATCGGTTAGACATACAATGACAGGTGATGTTACCTTAATTGATGCGGTAACTTCGGAATATCTTTATTACAAATCGTTCCACTTCCAACCAGCATTATCGGGACCCGCATCATTTTCGTCATTCACGTCAAATTTCCCAAGTTATTATTCATCGTTGGATAATAGTATACCTACTTTTACACCGTTAAGTGCGCCACAATTATCTGTGGCTTGTCAAGATGGATTAGATAATGCTTATTCGATTAAACTATTTGGCAGTCCTTATAATGGTTTCACAATAGAGTGGGATGGTATTAGTGGTTCTGGTTCGTATTGTTCATCCTCACCTACTAGTCAATATTTTATTTCTTCGGTTAATAGTTACACACCTCCGCCGCCTGATAATAGAGGGTATTTTGAAAATGAAATCGTTGACGGTGGTTCGGTAATGTTACAAGAAGTCTATATACCTGTAAACAGTATCACACCACCAACAATTATTGGGTATTATTACGCACCAAGATATTCTGGCACGTATTTTTACAGTAACCTAGGGTCTAGTGGTAGACAAATTATTATGAGGTCTGATAGACTTCCGACATCAACGTTAACCCTTGATAATGCGGGTAATAGTTACGCATTACAACAAAACGCTAATTTTTCCGCATACCAAATTGGTGATGATGGAACGGTAACCAATACAGAAGGAATTCAAAGTAACACACCATCTGTCGCTGAGGCAGGACCTGACCCAGTAGATTCATCAACAATGACGGGGTCTGTTTTAGATACGTTTAATTGTAATACAATGATACCGTTAGGATGTTATAATGACGTTGTACCTAATGAATTTAATTATTATCCGTCACCAAACCCTTGTTATGAAAATGGTACATCAAACAATGAATTAATTATGGAAAATGGTTGTTATATAACAATAACAAAAATTTTCTCATCGTTAGGTAAAGATATTAAAATAGTCGCAGAATGGTCATCAAGAATACAAATTACCTTTGGTGCTTGTAGAGATGTTTGGTCACATATTTTCACAAACAATTGGATTAATGGAACATTATACGCATTCAATATCAAAAACGATAGATTTTTTACAAGTCCTACCTCAACCCCACCAAACGCTCCTTATAGTGTATATTGTAGGGATACTGTGATTCTACACCCAACAAATAATTTCTATTATAGAAGTAGTCCTTGGGATGGTACCAAATTTATTGGGGCGGATGCACCAGACTATTCGGCATATAAAGGGAATGTTAAGAACTTAAAATTTCCAACAACTATTATGGATTTAGGTCCTAGAAGTCAATTTCTTCAAGAGATTGTTATGTCAGATGATTATGATGGGTACGTTGTTAAGAAAATGGGGTCAACAACTTTTACCGATGTTTCGGAAATACTAAATCTACTTATTATTAGTCGATTAGCGAGTACAAGTTTTTTGGAACAGTTATTAGGTGCTGGAGGAGGAAACATTCTTTCATATTTTAACCAAAGAACTAAACTGTTTGTTGATGCGGATTACGCTCAAATGATATCAATAAGTTCAGAGTTAGGTGTTGCGGACTTTGAGTCGGCTAATTATCCGTCAATTATTGGAGCTCAAGACCCAATTTTCTTTAATGGTGGGGGTGTTGCAGATGGTATTATTGGGATTTTCTTTTCTTCTGACACACAGGTTAGAGATTTTATTAGTCCTAAAAGAACCATTATTAATGACTCAGCAATGGTTACCGACACCTGTGCATTCAATTACTTTAATGTGTTTACACAATCCGTACCTTTTTATCAGTGGGAAATAAAAGAAGGTTCATTTCCGTATAGTATTTTTGGTTCACAAAGTAATGATTGGTACACTAATACTCTAAATACAGAATTTTTTACTCACAAATATCAGACCTTAGATAGAATAGAACAAAACTCAAGATACTTTAGAACAAACGGTAGTACTTTAATCAAAGACTATAAAGGATACATTTATTCTGTTGATAGTTTGGGTAATTATAACCCTAATTTTACTTCACAAGACCCTAATACCGCTCCATTTAGTAATCCTATTAGTAGAATTATTACTGTAGGTGCTCCATACCACTTTTATTTTGGGCTTAAAAAAGGTAAAACGTCATTTGATAGGTTTGCAATTAAATGGATTGGATTCGAAATAATAACTGATTAATATGGGAAATAGACAAGATATAAGAGTAATTTTAGGTTCATTACGATATAAATCCGCACCTAACACAACATTACTGTTCAATGTACCGTTAATACAGACAGCGAAAGAAAATGTTGAGTTCGATAGAAGTATTGATGTGGATTTAGAACAGGTTTTTGATGACGAACGACAAAATTCTGATATTATCAGACCTACATGTAAATTTTCACTTTTATTCCAAAACGTGTATTCAGGATTTACCAACTATCCCCCATTTGAAAATAATTTATATTATTTGAATTCTGCTTCAGCGGCTGCCTTACAATGTCTCAGTGGAGCAACAACAATCTCATGGACAGGGGTTCCTCAATACAATGAATTTGATTTTATTAGGACTGATTATAATGTTAGTGGATATACACAACCACCGAACGAACATCTAACTTTTATACCAAAAAGTGCATCAAGTTACAATTGGAATTTCTTTGTTAGTTATGGTTATGAAAATGATTATACAAAACCAATGAGGGCTACCGATAAAAAAACTAATATTATTTTAAATTGGATTGTTGGTGATGGTATACCGTTTATTATTGAGAATACTGTATATAATGGTAGAAATACCGTTTCATTTAGATGTCCTGTTAAACATGGGATGTCGGTTGGAGAATTTGTTAAATTAAGTTTCTCTTATAATGGAACCGACTTATTCCAAATAGATTCTTTAGGGGTTAGTACTTTTGGTAGTGAAGAATACGTTTTTAATATAATTGATGTTGGATATTTAGGTGGAACTTTTGATGATGGTGTAACGGGAACCGCCAAAAGGGTAATTTTACAAGATAATGAGTTGGACACCATTTCAACATATTATGTTAGAAAAAATAAAATATTAACAGAATCGGAAAACGCGGTATTAGTTAAAGCTGGATTTGAACAAAATATTTTTGGAGAAAAGAAAAAATATGAGAGTAGCGGATTTACTCCTGACAAAGTTGCGCGAGTATCGGTTAAAGAAGGGTCACAATCATACACATTATCTTTTAATAAAGATATTAGAGTTAACCCAATTAGAGATAACCAAAAAAGACCGATTACTGAATTATTCTTTACCGTTATATATAAAGGTTATTTTGGATGGATGTTTGGAATACCCAACGGTTCAGGTAGTTATTACGGATTAAAACAAGGTTGGGAATTTAACTTACCACTTAATTCTTTTGGGGCTCCTGATTATTGGTGGAGTAATTCTAATAGTAATTCGGACACTGATTTTCCTATGGGGTCTTATACAACACCAATTAGTTCTGGGTATGGACCAGCATCAGGACCAATAACTTTTACGTATGTCGAATCTATTAAAGAGGGAGACATAGTTGATGGTGATTGTTGTGAATGGAATGATTATGACCAAAAAGAAAGAGTAATTTCTAATATATTTCATAAACTAACCTTTAATCCTTTTTCATTTAGGATTGGTGTAAATACGGCAAATCAACTTGGGTATTATTATCAACCACATCATGTGTTAACAACAAGAGTTTATTCGGATTATATTGAAGATGGTGATATTAGGAGCGTTGTCGGAATTCCGGATTATTCACATTTTTCAACCACCAAAAATTTATTTATATGGAGGGATTTATACCCATATGGTTTTGTTGATAGTGGAGGTATTGGAGTTACTTATCCTTTTTTAAACGGTGTTCATTATCCTTTTAAGAATATTATTTTTAGAATAATACCTGAAGGAACTAATTATAATGAACAGACCATAATCGCAGAACCAACAATAGACCCTTGTGAGTAACAAATTTTTATTTACCATACCAAAAGGAGATAAGTCAATTGATTTACCTATCGAAATCAAGTGGGATTTCTATGGTAGAGATGATAGTATTGAACTTTATGAAGAAGAAGTTTTGGTTGATATTATTGGGGTGGCAAAAGACTTTGAAATATTAAGATTTAGTCATTCACCATACATCTCGAATCAAAAGACAGAAATTAAATATGATTTTTATTTCTATGATTCTAGTACTCCGGTAAGTGCGTCAACGGTATCAACTGATTGGGTAAATAGTTATCTATTTCCAAATGCAAACCCTTCAGGCTTTTCAAGCACTCAAATTTATTATTATGAAAAACCGTTCACTAAATCATTTTTTAAACTTGATTTTTATGACACGAAGGACACCCAAAGCCAAACAAATTATTTTACAATAATAATTCCTGTGCAACAAGGAGCGACAGAAAGTGCAAGTATTTCACCATTAAGACCAAATGTTAATATAAGAAAACCGTCATACACCTTAGATTTTGTTGGTGATAAAGAAGGGTTTTTTATTTATTGGTTAAAAAATGAGGCGTTTTTAAATATTGATACGTTTTATATGTCCGCTAAATTTTTTGATGGTAGACTTGGTGTTTTTGTCAAGATGATGAATGAACCACAATCAGTATTATCTGATAAATTTATATTTGAAAGTAGTCGATATTTTTATAATAAAGTAGTTTTAGATTATACTACAAAAACTTATCAGGTTTTTGATTACCTTGATAACCGTATAGGTGCGGGAACACCAATAAAATGGTATGAATATATTAACCCATAATGGACGATAGATATTATAGTATACGAATTTCCCCCGAAGTTATTAGTGGTGATTTATTTCTTGCACCTTATGATGCTGGCACATCACAATTTAATATAAGTGGTGACCCTTGTTGTGATGTGACAACAACGACTACGACTAGTCAATACACAGGTTATACTCGAGTATATTCTGCAATGACTCAAATAGTAACAGGTGGTACGGGAGGAACTTCATTATTGACGGGTTTGACTATCCCAATATTTCTTAGTGAAACCACAATCGATATTGGGTATTATTCGGTATTTGATGGAATGGTGTTACAAAAAGATACGATGACTAATTTCTTATTTTCCGCCTCAACCTATGCTCCGAACACATATTATTTTTATAATACTTCAGACACCGAGTTTAAAAAGTATTTGGCCTTTGCAACTTATCAGATTGATTGGGGGGATGGTTCCCCACCACAATTGGTTCCTATTACGGCACCCAACTATTATAACCATACTTATGCTTCAAGTGGTGAATATACTATTACAATGTCGGGAATGAGTCCTTGGGGATATAACGTCATTAAAAAAGATGTTACGGTACCGTTTACAAATGTTATTGCAACTAACCCTAATGGGACGGCTTATTTTACTCCCGCGGGAGGTAGTTGGTCGGGGACTTCATTGATGTATGATTATTTATTTACGGGTGATTCTAATTGTGATGTGTATGACCAATCAAGTTACAATTACACAACTGTCCCATTCTTAATTACTGGATATACCAATTCAACGATAAGTGACCTTGAACAATATGGTAGTAAGTACGACCCAACAAGGTTTGCGGGAAAATATAAGATAGGTGTTCAGGTAACAGGAACTTCAGGAAATGTTGGGACATTTTTTGGACCATCGGTAGATAACCTATACACCGCCTATACAATTAATGATATTAACTACTATGATTATAATGATGGAACCACTGTGTTTACGGTTTATTCTTCAGGAATGACACCCGACATGATGGTTTGTTCAGCAATAACAAAAAATGAAGTATTATTAAATGTAATTGATGAAGCAGAAATACAATCCAACGTTTTCATTGAAAGAGGTAAAAACTCAGTGTTAGAAAGACTTGAAAGATTAGGTGAAGTTGATAATGTTGGTGACCTCGAAAAATACGGATATAAATTTTTTAATGTGATAAAAATATAAAAAGGATATTTATTGTTATGAAAGTTTGTACTAAATGTAATATTGAAAAATCTTTACCCGAGTTTAATAATCAAAAATTAGGTAAACAGGGTAAACGTTCGTATTGTAAAGTATGCCAATCGATATTAAAAAAGGAATATGATTTAAAAAATAAAGAAAAGATTTATAAATACCAAGTAGATTATCGCAAAAAAAATCCGACATATAATACTGATTATCAGAAGGAAAGACGGTTTAACGATATAAATTATAGATTAATTGGAAATTTAAGAGCAAGAATATGTAATATTATTAAGGGTAAAACAAAAAATACATTAGAATGTATTGGCTTACCCATAACTGATTTAAAGAAACATCTTGAAAATCAGTTTGTTGATGATATGTCTTGGGATAATTACGGTGAATGGCATATTGACCATATAATACCAATTAGTGTTGGTAAAAATAAAGAAGAAATTGAAGGACTAAACCACTATTTAAACTTAAGACCATTATGGGCGGAAGAAAATTTAAAGAAGTCAAATAAAATAATTATATAAATGGCAACAGGAACCTACGGAACAATAAGACCAGCTGATGTCTCTCCAGAAGATGTAGAGATAATCTTAAATTATACCCCATCGAGGGATGATACAGATAATTTTGTTTTAACTAAATTAGACGCACCGTCTATCCTAAGACCTTACTTTAATAATGCGAGTACGGGAGGAAACGCTGGTGTTGAGATTTTAGGGGGTTTATATAATTTAAAATTACCAGCTGACCAATTTAATAAGATTGGTATCTACACTTTATTAATTAGACCCGCTCAAATTAGAACTACAATATTAGATTGCGGTGTTTTATCGGCATTACCTAATGTCAGAGGAATTGTTATTGATTTAAATTCAGTACCAACTGAATTTAGAAATAAATTTATTAATCAAGGATTAATTGGTTTTAGAATTGAGTATTTAAACTCAGATGGAACAAAAATCCCTAATTTCTTTAGATTGATAACGTCTTCTTTTTTCTGTGAACCTATCGTACAAAATTTAACAAATACTTCACAGAAGGCGATTAGATACCGATATACCGATAATAATACTAATTTAATTTTTTGTACTTTATCACCATCATCGGCACCAACAAATAAGCCAAACGCAATACCTTATATAGGACAACCTGACCAAGAGATAACAATAACAAATACGTTCTTTAATCCGATTACTTTGGATATAGAAATTGCTGAACATGACTTCTCAACATTGGCAATTGCTTTATTTGGTAATCAGACCAAGTCAATTGATGATGGTATTTACACATTATACGACAGTCAAAATAATATTTACAAACAATACAATTTATATGAAATTAGAAATCAATTTAATGAGTTGTTATATGAGGTTAGACAAGATAGGAATGATAATATTGATTTTAGTAAAAACTTTACAAACATAACTCAGTAATGGCAATTAAAAAATATACTTGTCCACCACAGTCTGCAACAGGAGCTGGTACTTTTTCTGACAATTTAGTTGGTTTACAACTTGTTGCGGGAGGAGGTCTTACACAAGGTAATTTTGAGTTTACTACATCTACAAATGAAAAAACAAATAGAACTTTTAATACGGGGACTTTTTCTGAACCGATTAATTTAAATTCGTTAGGAATTGAATCTATTAATCAATCAAAAACTATTGTTGAAAATAATTTTAAGGTTTATCCTAATTTTGATTTAACACAGGTTACGAACTTTACAATGTATGGTTCTATGGTTAAAAGAATGTCGGCATCTATAACCACAATAATTAGTTATTTCCCGGGAGCGTTAGAATCGACTTTTATGGGAACAAATTATATTACAGGACCTACGGCCAATAATATTTTATATAGTAAAACAAACAACGAGACAAGTTTTGATTTAGACTTATCAAGATTACGAAATCCTTTTGATATTGATTTTACCGTTAATTCGACAAGAAACTTACAATTAAAAGAAATTCAAGTATCTTCTTTACGAGATATGAGAGTAGAATATTTAAAATATTCACTTTACTATAAAGGTGTTGGTTATAATGTGGTCGGTATTGTGCCGACAACAAGTTTGACAAGTGGAACACTAAAGTTATATGTTTATGGTAATCCATTTTCAGGTAAGACATTTACCAATGATGATTTAGTAATACGACCAAACGATTTGGAGGTTAATAAAGTATTCAATGAGAATTTAGATGAGGTTGAAAATTTCTTATTAAATAGGAATGTGTCGCCAAAATATACTGCAACATTTAAAGTGCCAAAAGAAGCTGAGGACGGGAGTTATTATATTCAAAACACAAACATTTCTTGGCCTTTATATGGAGAATGGAATATTGATATTATAACAAAATCTTTTGAAACATATATCACAACGATAAATAATATTAGTGAATCTTTTGATTTATATAGAACAAATTTAGTATCAAGATTTTTAACTACGGGTGCGTTTAAAGAATTTGATACTCCTGACCAAAAGGTTGAAAAAGTGTTACAAATTTACGGTAAAAGTTTTGACGATGTTAAGAAATACATCACCGCATTATCTTATATGACTTCGGTTAATTATAATGTTGGTAATGATATTCCATCACAATTACTTAAGAATCTTGCACAAACTCTTGGGTGGAATATAAATATTTCACCAATATCCGAAACAGAATTATTAACCTCAGTATTTGGAACAACAAATAATAACGCTTCGGTTTATCCAGGTATTTCACAACAACAGACTCCTGATGAATTAAATTACCAATACTATAGGAACTTGATTTTAAATTCCGCGTTTTTATTTAAATCAAAAGGAACAAGAAAATCAATTGAAATTTTAATGAGATTAATTGGTGCTCCTGAGGCATTAGTTGAATTTAATGAGTATGTTTACCTTGCCGACCAAAAAATTAATTTATCACAATTTGATACCCAATTTGCCCAAATATCAGGAGGAACATATGTGCAACAAATCCCAATTTTAGAAGCGGGGAACATATTCTCAATTTTTGGACAAACCTATACAGGGTTTACAACAACTGGAGATATTCAAGACGTTAATATTACCCTTGATGAATATCCTATGGATGAATATGGTTACCCAACAACCCCTATTAACTCTGAGAGTTATTTTTTTCAAATGGGTAGTGGATGGTTTGAGCAAACACCTCAACATAGGGCACCTGAAAATATTGACCTTACAAATAGTGTTTTTGTTGGTAATAACCCAAATTATCAAACAGTATTGTTACCGTATTCGTATGGTCAAGAGTATTTGAATAGATATCGTAAGTTTCCGTTTATGGATTTGGGGTATACATTAAGGGAGACAATTGATAATAATAAAAGTTGGGTTAATAATGAGATTGGTATTAGAACAAATCTTGATGGTAACTTTAACGCTAGGTATTATGTTTCAGATGAAAGATTAGTATTAAACGTTAAAAATGTGGATTTATTCTTAAATCCTGCTCAAGGAATTGCTTACGATATATGGTATATGTCTCAACAGTATAACTATCCAATACCTAATGAAGGGTTGAATTATGTGCCACCGACACCATGTGACCCAAAACCTTATAGTCCTTATCCAAGTAGAGGTGGGGTGGATTGGACCGAAATTAACCCTCAACCTAAAAGAAAAACTTTCTTTGAATTTGCCCAAACATTTTGGTTAAATACAATTAATGTTAGAAATAGACAATATTCGTCTAATGGTAAAACAGGTGGTTACCCTACTTTAGAATCTATTTTTTGGAGATACCTACAATCAAATGAGACCATTGGAATTCCAAACGATAATTTTACGTATAAAACTATGATGGAATATGTTAATGGTTTGGGTGATTATTGGATACGATTAGTTGAACAAATGGTTCCAGCAACAACAATTTGGAATACCGGAGTTAGACTTGAAAACTCAATCTTTCATAGACAAAAATTTGTTTGGAGAAGACAAGAGGGGTGCCAATTAATAAAAATACCTTGTAAACCATGCTCAATCACTTCAGGTTTATTCTCGCATGATTGTCCATTAGAAACTGTTGAGTGTCCTATTTATCCATGGACTAATCATCCAACTATAACGACTTTTAACGGAGTTTTAGGACAATTAATGACAAATTATTTAACAGCAAATGGTTATAATTTAAATGATTGTGATTTTAACGGAATGACTAGTGAATGGTTTGTTGATTTACAAATTGATAATGTAACGGTTGTAAAATATCCATTCTTTAATGGTATTGGATATAGTAGCCCAATTTATAGTGTGCCAACAGGAACAACGTATAATGATGGTCTTTTAATTGCTTTAGAGAGTTTAAAAGATTACGGTTATGATTATTATTTAACAACTACTGATACCGTAGTGTTATCTAATCAAGTGTGTACGGTGTCAGAACAAGGTATCAATTTTAAATTGAATATCGGAATAAACTTTAATATTTTATGTAATTAATGTCGTGTCTTTTATCATATACTATAAGCATAACAGGTGACTGTTTAAATGATTTATCAGGAGCGTTTAGTCTTGATATCTTGGGAAGTGCTCCTGACTATACAATACAGTGGATTAGCCCTTATACGGGGACTACATCATTAGGGGTTGGAATAGTTAATTACTCTGAAACAGGGTTATCAGGAGGAACATATACGTTTAAGATTATTGATAGTTGTTCACCGGCAAATACTGTCTTACCCGTCAATGTTTATATTTCAACAGGAACGTGTGTTAGTATTGTGAGTCAACAAAATACTTTATGTGGATTAAACAATGGTTCTGTTACCGCAACAACATCTAACTTATATGGAACAGGTAGTTTTTATTTATATGAAATGTCTGATGGGTATATTACTTCAGGTATTACTTTAAGTTCTTCATATGGTTTTGGAAGTTTATCGGCAGGAACTTATTATGTGGTGGCAAATGACGGTGGTGGATGCACAGGTAAATCTGAGACATGTATTATTAAAGATTCATTACCACTTGAAATTGGTTTATACACCGTAAATGATGCGGGTTGTGCGGTTAATTCAGGTTCTATACATATAACAGGATTAACAGGAACGCCACCTTATACTTATCTATGGTCACCAGGTGGCCAAACAACTCAATCAATAACAGGATTAACCGCGGGACCATATATTGTCACAGTAACCGATGGTTCGGGATGTGTGCAAAGTAGTGGAGTAACTGTAACAACAGTTCCTAATGTCGGATTGGGTGCTTTCACGGTTGAAAGTCCATCTTGTTTTTCTGCCGATGGAGAAGTGACAATAACAATAACAGGTGGAACTGCTCCATATTATTATTCAGGTTCTAATGGGACAGTTGCGGTTAGTTTTGCAACAACATATACTTTTACGGGATTATCTTCAGGTGTGTTTAGTGTACAAGTAACTGATGCGGGGTTATGTAATTTTACATCATCCACATCATTATTAACTCCAGGAGGACTTTCGGTGACCTCGGTCAATATAACTAATTCGGCGTGTAACAATACTTCAGGTAAAATACAAGTAACCATTTTTGGAGGTTCTGCACCATATACATATACTTTAACAGATTCGTTAGGTAATTCAACAGTAATAACAGGTAGTTTTACTTCATGGACATTTAATGGTTTGTCTTCGGGTAATTATACTCTAACAATATCTGATATGGGGCCATGCGTTTTTACACATGCCTATACCATTAATAATGTTGAGTTATTTACGTTATCGGTTGAGACCACTGGTACAACTTGTAATTTAAGTGATGGTGCGGTTACTTTGAATATTACTTCAGGAGGAACGGGACCTTATAATTATGAAATTGATGGACAATTTACAATTATAAGTGATTTATCTTACACATTTACTGATTTACCTTCAGGTAATTATACTGCGACAGTTACCGATAATAATGGTTGTGCGCAAATACTACCATTCACGATAAACAACTCAAGTACAGTTGATTTTGTGTTAGTTGGAGGAGACTCTACGGATGGGACTAATGGAACTATCGATACTTTTATTACAAGTGGAGAACCTCCATTTATTTTAAATTGGAGTTCAAATGTTAATGGACAAACAGGATTAACAATTAATTCTTTATCCGCAGGAACATATACTCTAACCGTTATTGATGATAATGGGTGTGTTCAAACAAGAGACATTATAATTAATGGATTCAACGTGATATCTACTTACCAAACATTCAATATTTGTGATGAAGATTTTATGAATACGGGACAAACCGTTAGAAAAGGTCCTCAACAAATGTTAACTGAAGGATTTTACGATTTAACTAGCGGTGATACTAATTGTTTATTACAACAAACAATATTTTATGCCGAAGTGACGGTTAGTGGTAATACTCAGACTCAACCTTTTTATACGGGAACAACATTAAATGACTATCCTTTAGATAGTTTGTTTTACGATGTGGTTAAAGAAATTTTATTATCTTATGAAGGTGTTGGAGAAGTTCTTTTAGATTATTTAAACAACATAATAACTATCGACACTAACTGTAATTCAAATGTATCGTTAATTGATGTGGATGTTAAAATTGACTTAAAAATATCTTACGATATTGATTGTCAAAGTTGTGGGTTACCAACTCCAACTCCAACTCCAACTCCAACTCTAACTCCAACACCAACACCAACACCAACTCTAGCAACATTACCAACAGTTACTACTGATGGATATGCAAATTTAGGTAATGGTAGTGCTCAAATAACAGGAACGATAGTGAGTAATGGAGGGTCAACAATAACCCAAAGAGGTATTGTTTGGGGCACTTCTCCAAATCCTACTATTGCTAATAATATAGTATCTGATGGTTCAGGTAATCCTGACGCATTAGGACAATTCATACACACCTATATCATACCGAACCCACATATTCCCGTATATGTAAGAATATATGCTACTAATGCGGTTGGTACATCGTATGGTGCTCAAGTTAGTTTTACTATGCCTTGTTTTATTAAAGGAACCAAAATAACTCTAGCAAGCGGACTTAAAAAGAACATAGAAGATATATCTTATGAAGATTCTCTTTTAGTGTGGAACTTTGATGAAGGAAGATTTGATTCTGCGACCCCTCTTTGGATAATGACTCCAGTACTTACTCAATACGTAAATATTCTCTTTAGTGATGGTTCAAAACTTGGAATATCCGGACATTTAAATCATGACGGAGGTCACCGTATCTTTAACTTAGATAAGGGAGAATTTACTTACGCCATACCTAACGAACATAGCCCTATAGGAACTCGTACATTTAATGATAAAGGAAACATAGTAACAATAGTAGGTAAAGAAGAATCTACCGAGGTTGAAGAAATTTATAACGTAGTAACAAACCGTCATCTTAATATATTTGCAGAAGGTATTCTTACTTCACGAAGATTAAATAATCTTTACCCTATCGCGGATATGAAGTTTATTAAAGACGAAAGGTCTATTACTTCAATAGAAGAATTTAAAGGTGTTCCTGTTGAATACTATGAAGGTTTAAGATTAGGTGAACAACCACTAGCAACTAACTCAGAAGGATTCTTAGTAAAAACACCAAAAGAATTGGCCTATACTCTTCCTACTGTCGGTGAGTTAACACAATGGACTGTGGAATTTATAAAGAAAAAGTTGTAACTTACTCATGAAAATTCTCTTTCTTGACCATCAAGGAGTAATATACTTAGGGAAAGCGATTTGGCCAGATGGTAAACCAATACTCTTAGATTTTGACCAAGGGGCGGTTAGTATTCTTAATGAAATAATAAGAGAGGTGGATTGTGAAATAGTTATCTCTTCTGATTGGAAAACGTGGGCAGATTTACCTAAAATGAAATCCTTTTATATTAAACAGGGAATAATAAAATCTCCAATCGGATATACGCCAATAACTAATATTAAGTATTTAGACGATATTGCTTATTTAAGAGCTAAGGAGATAAAAAAGTGGTTAGATTCTACAGGGAATATTACATCTTGGGTTGCAATAGACGACCTTGATATGGGAAAACATCTATCAAACTTTGTTTGGATTGAGGATTCAAAAAAGGGTATAAAGGAGGAAGGAATAAAGAAAAGGATAATAGATTATTTATATAAATTCACCGAAACCCCCGGACATCTTTAGTGGTTGGGATGAAAGGTGAGTGATATAACCCCCAAAGGGTTATTTGATTTGTTTTTTACTTAAATTACCATAAAGTCTCATTAGTTTAAGGGACTCTTTATAGTTTTTTTCTAATCTATCTAATTCTTTTTCGCTAACCCCTTTTTCAGCTGCTTCATCAAAAGCTCTTTGAGATTCAACAACTAATTTAGAAATTGTTTTAAGTAGTTTCATATCTAATAAATATATACCAACACACCATTTATTAAAATTTAATGTTTAATATATTTAAAACAAACTCTATTATGACTCAAGATTTAGTATTTGTAACCGCACAACCTGATGTCCCATATTTTCATTGGCAAGTCAAAGTATATTCATACAATTTTATAGAAATGGGTATCGACCCTAGTCAAATCCATGTAATTTTTGCAATGGTTAATGGTAATACAGAACCAACAAAAGAATCTTTAGAACTTAAATCTATGGGAATTAATGTTCACCATTATTTAGATGCTCGACATCAAAAACATTACATCCCGAACATTAAACCATTTTTAATTTATAAATGGTTAGAACAATTTCCTGAATTTGGAAAATGTTTTTTCTTACATGATGCGGACATTATTTTTAGGGAACTACCTGACTTCGAAAGTTTGTTATCTGACGATATAACCTATTTATCCGACACTGTCGGATACATTGGTTACAACTACATTAATGACTGTTGTATTCGATACGAGAAACATCACCCGACCTCTGATAAGGGACAATTGATTCAAGAGATGGTGGATGTTGTTGGAGTATCGGTTGATTGTGTTAAATGTAATCAAGAAAACTCAGGTGGAGGTCAATATATTATAAAAAACACTGATTCGTTTATATGGAATAAAATTTATGAAGATTGCACTCCATTATATGACCAAATGATGAGTTACCAAAAAAGATTCCCAATAAGTCCGGGAGAGATACAGTTTTGGACTGCTGAGATGTGGTCTTTATTGTGGAATCTTTGGTACTTTGGGATTGAAACAAAAATAACAAATGAATTGGGGTTTTCTTGGGCAACTGATAATGTTAATATTTATGAGAAACAACCCATATTACATATGGCGGGAGTAACTCACGATTTAAAGGGCTCCAAGTTCTATAAGGGAGAGTTCATCAACGTCAATCCTTTAAATAAATTAAAAGAAGATATGAATTATTTTGATTTTGTTGATACTAATAGTTCAACAATAAAATACGTTGAGATAATGAAAAGGATTGTAAAAAATCAATTGTAAATGTATTTATCGTAAATGAGTAATAAGTCCCCATATAAAATGACTGGTGAAACATCTTGTCTAACAACAGGTGTTAACGATTGTAATGTTATCACATTATTTCAAATGGGTGTTGAATGTAACGTATCACACCCAACATTACCCGAATCGACTGACGGAATAGCTTCGTTAACAATAACAGGTGGGACTCCTCCATATACTATTATTTGGTTGAATGGGGGAATTGGTCCGATTATTTATAATTTAAGTGCGGGGTCATACGGAGCAACGGTTGTAGATTATTACGGAGATTTTACGGCAAATACGACATGTATTTTGACAGGAGTAACCCCAACTACAACTACAACAAGTACTAGTACAACTTCACCATATCCTAATGAATACGAATTATGTATGGTTACAAACATGTTAGTACAAGGGGTTTATGTGGAAACACAAACACATTTTAACCCAAATGGAATTTATGATGGAAAACCGGCATGGATTTCTGACGACAGTCAACAAGCAATAATTTGGGATACATCTCAATCACAATGGTTAGTGTCCGCTGCAACACCAACTCTATATGTGATATCGAATTTAAATCCGACATATCCACCGATTTACGGTAGTTGGTTCCTAATTGGTAATACGGGTAGCGTTATTGTTTATGAAGGTCTTTGTCAATCATTACCTGTTGAAGGTAAACTTAAACTTGGAGAAGGAATTACTCCGTTAACTATGAATGTGACCAAAAATCAAACTATTTGTGGATGTGATGGAGGGATTACAATAACTGCAAATGGGGGTACACCACCGTATACGTATTCTATAGATGCAGGATTGACATATAAAAATATGCCAATTTTTAATAATTTATGTTCTGGGACGTATAATGTTCTTGTTGTTGATGATAGTGGAATTATTACTAGTTCAAGTATTATTCTTAACTCACCATCAAAACCTACAACATATAATGTTAGTTTAAATACAACATCAAAAACAGTTGAAATATCAAATAATAGTGTTACAAAACAATATGAGACGACTATTAAAATAACCCCACCACTACCTGACGGAGTGTCTTTAACGTTTAATATTACTCATTTAAATGTTTCAAAATCATCACCAAATTCAGAATCGGCAACATTTCAAAGTGATAGTGATTTAGTTATAAACGGAGATTCTCTTGAACCAATTGTGGGGTTTGATGAGTCAGAAACAAAAAGTATAATACCTGGGTGTCAATCAAATGATGTTTATGTTTATTCAAATTCAGAACAATGGACTCAAGTCATTATCACTAACGCGGATATTTTAAGTTTAACTACAATAACTTCTGTAACAAAAAATGAATCAATTAATTGTTATATTGGGACGAGCGATGAAAAATATTCAATAACGAATTTAAAATTATCAGGTTGTAATTGTTGTACCGTAATTACTACATAAAAAAGAAATATACATATTTATAGTCAATGGGATTTATAATAAAAAATACTGCAGGGTTAATTAATACAAGATTAACCGATATTGGACGAGAAAAATTGTCACAAGGAAATTTTAACATCTCCTATTTCCAAGTTGGAGATAGTGAGGTCTCATACAATACCTTACCAACAAGTTATAATCAATTTGATACTGTAATATTAGAGCCGAGCTTCAATGCTCAAAATTCAAGTGGGATTCCAGAATCAAATAAAAGTAATGTAAAATATCCTTATTATGTTGATGGGAGAGCGGGTAATACTTATGGAATTCCTTTTATGGATTCTCAAGTAAGTCCTGTATTTAATAGAGCGGTAATGAGAGGGTTCTTTACTGGTAACACAAGTGCTGAGACAATTAGTTGGAGTGCGTTAACTAACAATTTTTACGCTATCAATGCTAACTACGTTGTTCAGATGAACTCATTAGTTGGAACCAATAAAATTACTCTTATTAGTAATCCAAGTAATCCTGATTCAGTTAGAGAGCCTGCTATTGGAGATATTATCACAATTTATTATGATGGTAAAGGTATGGATAATTGTATTTGTTTAAATCTCCCGACACCGACACCAACACCAACAATCTCAGTGACGCCTTCGGTAAGTCCTCAAAGTGGTTCAACACCAACACCTACGCCAACATCATCTAATTCGTTCCCTTGTGATTCACCAACACCTACTCCTACACCGTCTAAAACTCCTTGTTTAACACCGTCAACAAGTAGAGCATGTCCACTACCATCACCACCTGATTGTTTGGTTGATATGAGTAGTTGTTACTCAATGTTAACATATAAAATTGTTAACATTTGTTTGGGTGAGATAACATTAGATAGACCTACACCTAATTTTATAAATGTAACAAGCGTTTGTTATGGTAGAGTGATAGTTTATCCTCCTAACATGACAACGATATACGATAGTATTACACCTAGCCGTCATTGGAATGACAATGTCATTAATTTTGAATCAGTTTGTTATACTGACGAGTTTGATGTTAAAGTTTGGAATATGAATATTCCATGGTCAGAAAATCCTGCAGGTCTAATCTCATCAATCAGTAAAGACTATACTAATTTTGGTTCTGTCGCTTACTTAGGGGCTAAAGAATACTTTGGATATGCGTCAAGTAGTGGACAAACAGATAGTAGTTCAGTGTATTATTTTAACTCTTTTGGAGATAAAATTAATGTGTTACCTGAACAACAAAAGGCGATTGGAATTATCCATTATACAAACCAAACGGTGGATTTATTCTACGGTGAAAAATTTGCATTGGAACCATTTGACCCATCAAATCCTGCTGATACTACGGGAGAGGCGAGAAACTTTAAAGTACATATCCCTTGGTTAATGTGGCATAAAAATCCTGATTGTTGTAATGGTCAAACATTTTGGGTTGACCCTCCAGGATTTGAAGATTTAAATCTTTTCCAAGTTCAATACCTTCAGTCAACTAAGAATGTTGATATGAATAACCCTGGTATGAGATATTACCATCTATGGGACACAAACGCAAATGCTAACGGTATTCCTAATAGAGTTGGTAAAGTATTCCCTGATGATAAGTTGGTTATTATTGATGATGAGGAAATCATTGCAGCAATGTCCTACAAATCAAATAGAAATTGGACAATACCATCACCTAAGATATCATTAATTACTCCAAACACTTGTGGTAACGATAGTTCAACAGTTACGGGTATATTAACAGGTTTAACAGAATCGTTGTATGTCACATATAGATTAAGTAATACAGATTTATTTACCGATTCATTACATTGTAATTATTATTCGTTTATTCAAGGACCTAATATTGATTGTACTACGATTACATCCCAAAATGTTGCGGTTAGATTCGGTGGGGAATTTGGTTGTTTAAATCAATCTTATTATCCTACAACGACTACAACAACAAGTTATAATCCTACAACGACTACAACAACAATTTATAATCCTGTAACTACAACAACAACATCAATATGTCCGATATACTGTGACGTAACTCAAGGATTCTTGGCTAATAAATTTGAGATTCTTTGTCAAAAAGTTGTTGGTAATGAGAGACCTAACTCTTCTGAGTGGGTTGCTATTGATTTCACAAGTCAGTTATCATCAACAATGGTTAATGGTTATATCACCCAAGAAGGGTTGACGGGTAATACATTTGTTATCACCCAACAAGAGTATGACAATGCTCCGGCATATAACTTAAACACTTACATTCCATTAACACCTGTAGGATATACAGGAACTTCTTTGAATTTTGGTGATGAGTATTATTTCTATGGTTCTTTGGAAACTGACATCCAAGCAACTATCTATGAAATGAAATATAAGATTAATTTAGGTCAAGCGGAATTTCAAACAACATCGAATCCGACATGGACAAGTGGTAAACCTACTTTCGTAAGTGAAATAGGGCTTTACGATTCGAACAAAAATCTTATGATTATATCAAAAATGCAATCACCCGTTTTAAGACAAGGTATTCAGCAGTTTTTGATTAAATTCGATATTTAACATATGAAAAAATCTATTAAAGAAAGTCCTAAGGTTCTTGGACTTGATGTATCGACCCGAACGATTGGATGGGCGTTATTTGACATTGGGAACCAAGAGTTACTTGAGCTTACACACATATCACCTATACCAAAGCCAAAGGAAGATAATAAAATAAAAGAATTACTTCTTAAGAGTGAAATCTTTAAAACCAAACTTTTAGATTATAAAGGATTGGGTATTACAAAGGTTATCATTGAGGAACCTTTAATGAATAGTAATAATGTGTACACCATACAAACGTTGTTAAGATTCAATACATTAGTTACCAAACAAATCTATGATGTATTAGGTATTGTGCCCGACTATATCTCAACATACAACTCAAGAAAATTTGCTTTCCCTGAATTAGTTAGAGAGAATGACAAAGGTAAACATGTGTTATTCGGAGGATTACCAAAAGACATTGATAAGAAACAAATCATTTGGGATTTAGTTGCCAAAAGAGAACCACAAATTGTTTGGAGTTATACAAAAAACAATACTCTTAAGAAAGAGAATTTTGACCAATCAGATGCTTATTGTTGTGTTCTTGGTTTTATGAATCAAGAAGGTCTTTGGAGGTAATATCGGTTAAGTGAATTATAAATTGGAATATCGTCTTTTTAGACGATATTTTTTTTTAGGGTTAACAATTAAATATTTCAAATCGCTCACACCCATCATCAGTTATTATTTTAATCCCAACTGCTGGTGCCGTATTAAATTGAGGTGGAAGAAAAATTGTATTTGTTGGTGGAACAGTTGTTACAATAGTTGCGATTATTACACAGTTATTACCGTATACATCACAAGCGTAAATCGAATACGGAATTGTTATACTACCTGTTATGACTGTTAATTCTATTGATGTCATTTCTTTATATTATGATGAACATGATGCACAATTACCAAGTAATGTTACGGTTATTATGTTAGTTGAACTATTAATGAATGGTGTTGTTAATGAACAGAATGGTAGTGTTGTTGTGTAATCATTAATTACCATAACCTGTCCTAAGTTATCGCAATCAATGTAACTCATATATACTGAGGAGAATTCTGAACCTTGTCCATTTATAGGACCACCATTTGATACTGTATAACAATTACATGTTAATGGTGGACATACATCATTAGAACATATATCAAGTTTTGTAATACTATATGGGTTTAAACTAGTTGTTGTTGGTAATGTTAAAGAACAAACATATGTTGGTATTGTTTTTTGGCTTATTGCACTTGTTCCCAACCCATTACAATCAAAATAATTAAATATTGTTTGTGCATTCGCAATTAATTCGTAACAAAAACAAGGTGTTCCACTTGGAGTTGGTGTCATTGTTGGGGTTGGAGTTGGTGTAGGACTTGGTATTACAACACATGAAACACATTCACCTAAGTTAGAATAACCTGTTGGACCTTCAACTAATTCAATTGTATTAACACCAATAATATTATCGTTTATACCTACAAATGAAATACACTTAAGTACATCGTCAACATATGCTTTAAAAATCATGAACTCAGTTAAAGTACCTCCAGAAGGAGTTGGTACTAATTCTGTTGTGTAATACATCATACCTGTAACACAGTCTTGGAATTGTTTACTACTTGGACAACCAATATGACCATCAAGTGTGGTAAAAGAAACGTCACCCAATACATTACAAGGTCTTATTATGATGGGTGATGATGATGGTGTTACTGTTGGAGTTGGAGTAGGTGTCGGGCTATAAGTATCGATTGTTGCGTCAACACCAACCATTGAACAATAATTTGTTGAACTTGGTGTTACGGTCATTGTTGGGGTGATAGATGGTGTTGGGGTTGGTGATGGGGTTGGTTCTGCCATACAATCAAATATTGCATCAAAATCAAAATTTATACAGGCGGCAGTTGTTGTTGTGGTTGTTGGACACGACCCCGAAAAGAAAATTTCTTCACATAAGTCAGGACAGATTGAAAAACACGGTGATTTACCTGATAGTTTAGGTTCACCACCTAAACTGTCTGATAAACACCATTGTTTATCTATTGTGTTATAGTAGATAAACCAAAGTCCTGAACCACTAATCCAATAGGAATAACCATCATAGTTACCGTCTAAGGTGTAGTTATCGTCATATTCGTTACCTGTGTTGGTTATACAATAAGCAGGACAAGGGCCGCAAACTTCTGTAGTTGAACAAGGGCCTAAATCGGTAACAGTAGTTGATTGATTTGTTTTTAATGGTAATTCTACGGAACAAATATAGTTATTTAACCCATAAAAAGTTTGGCCAGATGGGTTTCCGTCACAATCAACATAAGACACGTAATCACCGGCCTCATCTACTACATCTATTTGGTAACATTTACAACAAGGAACACAACCCACTCCCTTTGTTACCCATGATGTAAGACAGGCTGTACAATTGTTAAATAACAATGAATATTCTAAATAAACTTGGTTACCTAAAGCGTTTAGAATGTTACTTTCAATACTAACAAATGTGTAACAACCTTTAACTAAGGTGTTGTTGATAGTACAATCGTTAGCATTTGTTAATTCGGTTACGCAAATAGTATTACCTGTTTGTCCTGATGTAAGGGTTGTGGTATCACCTAAAATATAAAAAACATCATTTGTGCAACAACTACTAAATGAGAACGCTCGGGTATTTCCAGAGTATGTTGTTACATTGGTAAAGGCTGGATTTGGGACAAAAGTTGTTGAATCGGCGGTTATATAGTATTTGGTACTTCCACTAGGAAGAGTATCACCACTAAGAACAGTTACGCTACACGGATTACCATTACAATCTGTGAAATTTTGGGTTATTGGTGAAGATGTTGCATTAGTTAATCTATAGGAATAACAACTCATAATAAACTTAGGTTTTCAATTACAGTACAATTATTGTTATCAACAATTTTTAAATTAAAGTCGTTTTGACTTGATATTATGGATGGAATTTCGAATACATATGGTGTTGACGAAATTGTGTCAATATATATACATGTTGTAATCGGATTATCACATAAATAAACATCAAATGGTGACGACCCCGTAATTGTGTTGATTGTAATGTCTGTGGGCATTTTATTCTTTTTAGATAAATATAATGAACCTATAAAACTTGTGAAGATTGACAACTATTATTATATTTCTTATTTTTAATCCATGTCTGATGATAAAGAAATACTATTAGAGATTTTACACGAAATTTTGGGTGACCCTGAAAAAGTCTATGATTCAAAATTGCAATACGGATATAATTGTCCCGAATGTGGTTTAGAAGAGAGGAAAGGTAATTTAGAAGTTTCGTTAGAAAAACATTTGTTTCATTGTTGGGCGTGTGGAGACATAAATGGGACTCACGGAACTCTTGGTAAGTTGATTGATAAGTATGGTAATAAAAAACAAAAGAAAATTTACAACCTACTTCAACCCGAAGAACAAAAACCAAAAGAAAAACAAAAAAACAAATTAAAATTACCTGAAGGATTTACCCAATTTAAAGATAGTAGTTTGGTATATCCTATTCGTAGACAGGCATATAATTATTTAATTAAGCGTGGAATTACTGATAATATTATTGAGAAGTATGGTATAGGTTTTTGTGATAAGGGTTCGTTCTCAGGTAGGATTATAATCCCATCTTATAATAATAAGAATCAATTAAATTATTTTATTGCCAGAAGTTGGGACCCAAATAGTCGTGCCAAATACAAAAACCCTGAGTGTCCTAAAGATGAGATAATTTTTTTTGAGAATATGATTAATTGGGATGAAGACATTTATCTTTGTGAGGGTGCGTTTGATGCGATATTTCTACCAAATAGTATCGCTATGTTGGGTAAACATATGTCTGACTTATTATTAACCACTTTATATGAGAAAGCAAACGGTAATATCGTTCTTTGTTTGGATAGTGATGCGTTCCAAGATGCGGTTAAACTATATCATAATTTAAATGGGGGTAGATTATACGGTAAAATTAAAATAATAAAATTAACAGGTGATTCTGATGTTGCTGATTTAAAGGGGCAGATTGATGATTACTATATAACAATAAGATAATGGATTTAAATAAGACTGCGAACGAGATTCGTGACATATTACAAAAAAGAAGAGAAGAGTTAGAATTAACATTTGTTGAAGATACTCACACCTATTATATGAAGGATGAAACCGGAGTAATCCGAAGTGATTATCCATCTGTTAGTAAGGTGATGAAATATTTTTACGAAGAGTTTGATAGTGAAGGTATTTCATTAAAGAAGGCTAAGGGAGACCCCGAAGTTCAACGACAATTACTTGATGAATGGAAAGCTGCTGGAGATTATTCAACCAATATGGGAAGTAGGGTTCATTACCTGTTGGAAAAGAAAACTATTGAAATGTTTGGTTCTTATAAAGAAGTAAGACAACCCATTTTTGAGTGTGATTTTACCCAAATACTTAAAAGTGACTCTATGGTTTCTGCCGGAACTGATTATTTGAATCTTATGGTTGAAAGAGGGGCGGTTTTACTTGATACGGAGATTGTATTAGGTGACCCAGAACTGGCCTACACTGGACAACCTGACAAGGTATGGTTAATTATGAATAAGGAAAAAACTGAGGTTGGTTTAATGATAACAGATTGGAAAAGTAATAAAAAAAAGAACTTTGAAGAGAGTCATTTTACGACAAGAATGAAATATCCCTTCCAAAAACACCCAAACAATGCTTTAGGGCATTATTTTACACAATTACCGTTTTATGGGAAATTATTACTTAAAATGTTACAAGGTTCCAAATATGAGAATATCAAACTTTATGGTTGTATTATAGTTCTTGTTAAAGACACTGGTGACTATGAGGAATTCCGAGTTCCAAAAGAAGTTCAACAAACCATAATGGATATGGATATGAAAAAGTATTTGACTAAGTAAAACCAAATGACTATATTTTAGTATGGAAAATGATATAACAATTACGTGGGTATATACCACAACTTGGGATAATAATTTCTCAAAAGGATTAAAAATAAATTATATAATTAAATAAGATGGACGATATTTTAAAACCAAAAATTGACCTAAAACAACAACCAACGGTTGAGTGTGAGAAATGTAACTCAAAATACTTTAAAGAAGTTATATTGATAAAAAAAGTAAGTAAAATATTAACAGGTAGTTCAGAAGATACTCTTGTCCCATTTCCAACATATATGTGTAGTGGATGTGGTCATGTTAATCCTGAATTTGAATTATTCTAAATTTTAATATGTAAAATGATAAATCACAAACAATTTTATAGTTGGTTAGAGGGTTACTTATACGGTAAACTTGAAAATAAACACATCGACATTACCCCGATAGTTGAAAAAATGGGGGAGGTGAAAGATGACTTTGACCTTGAGAAATTCTCTAAATTGTCAAAAACTCAACAACAATATTTTAATCCTATCTCAGTACCTTTAACAACTAAGGACGATGATGATTTAGGTAGACCACCAAAAATAGTGATGTAATATGAATCAATGATTTGATTGATAAAAGAAAATAAATAATAAAAAATATGAAATTAAAAGAATTTTTAGAAGTAGCTTTAATTAGTAAAAAAGATAATCCAATGTTAACCAATGACAAGTTTACTGATGAGACTTGTTTTTATGGTAATGAATTGGATAAATATAAAAACATAATTAAAGAATGTGATGAATTTGCTAAATGCGATTCGTTAGATATTTTAACGATGCCGTTGGTTAAAGGTAAAAATGGCGAAATTTACACAACTAACACTATTAAACTTTCTGATTTAACAGAATTTAAAGGTAGATGTTATCTATTATCGTTAGGTTTAACTCCTGAAATGTATGACCCAAGTCGATTACTTAAACCTGTTAAGAATGGTGCTGCTATGGGTCCGACAATTTATGATATTGACACATTTGAACCAAGAAAACATATTTTATTAACTTGGTCACCTGAAATGGCTCAAGACGTGTCTGGTGCTAATGATGAATTAACATTAAGAAATGACATTCATAAGTTATTGGATGATGTTTTGGATAACCCTGAAGAATACAAAACTAAAGGACTTAGAGGTGTTTTGGTAAGAGGGTTATTTGAGGTGATAGACAACAATGATGGGTCTGAAATTAACAGAAACGTTTATGGTGTAGATTTAACTGTGAATAAACCTGAAGATGTTGGTTATAAAGTATTTTATTTAGAAACAAATGTGATTAAACCTGGTGAAATTGAATTGAGGTTAAATAATAAAATTATCCCATCACATTTAAAAGATAAATTTATTGATGAGGTTGGAACTGACCCTAAGATAATCACTGAGAAAATAATTGATGAGTTTTTGGAAAATCAAGGGATTAATCGTTATACGGGTAGACTTGCGGAAATATTAAAAAAAGGTAAGGAAGTTGAAGACAAGATTTATGAAGTTGAAAAATATCACAAAGAAGTGAAAAAAATGATGAAACTTAAAAAAGAAAGTAAAAAATATGATTAAGACCATTTGTCATTTTAGTGATTTACATCTAAAATTATTCAAAGACCACGACCTTTATAGGTTAATACTCAATGATATGTTAGAAAAATTTAGAGAGATTAAACCTTGTAGAATAGTCTTTACTGGTGACCTACTTCACTCAAAAAATCAATTAAGTCCGGAAGTTATTGAAATCGCGTCTTGGGTATTAACGGAATGTTCTTTAATTGCTAAAACAATACTTATACCTGGAAATCATGATGCCTTAATTAATAATAATGATAGATTGGATAGTATAAGTCCTATTGTTGATAATTTGAATAATCCAAATATTGTTTATTACAAGAACAGAGGTGTCTATGAGGATGAAAATGTGTCTTGGTGTGTGTATTCACAATTTCAAGGGAATGTTCCTCCTGAAATTAATACGGCGGTTGGATTTAAGATTGGATTGTTTCATGACCCGGTGGCGGGGTTAACTACGGATTTAGGTTTTGATTTTGGCTCACATGCTTATGATGTTGAAAAATTTAATGGGTTAGACCTTGTTCTATGTGGAGATGTTCATAAACGTTCTGTTTTTAACATCCCAAATGGTAAGAGGGGTGTCATGATAGGTTCATGTTTGCAACAAAATTTTGGGGAAACTGTTACTAAACACGGGTTCGGAATCTACAATTTAGAATCAGATGAATATTCATTTGTTGATTTACATAATCCAAAGCCGTATCTTTCATTTAAAATAAAATCATTTGAGGATATTATAGATGGAAAAGAAAAACTCACAAATGTATAATATTGATATTAAAAATACCAAAGAAATCTATGATTTTTGTTTGTTAAACAAGATTATGGATATTGATGGATTTATTAATAAATGTTTTAAGAAAGGTTTTAATTTAGAAAAATATGGTATCATTGGTGAGGTTGATAATGAAGTAAAAGAAATCATTGTTGAAAAACGGGTGGAGGTTCCTGTTGAGGTTATTGTGGAAAAAATCGTTGAAATCATTAAAGAAGTTCCCACACCCCCCACGGAAGTTAAAGTTATTGAGTATGTTGATAGAGAGGTTATTAAAGAGATAAAAGTGGAAGTTCCTGTCGAAAAAATAGTATATATTTACGACAAAAAAGAAGAAAATTCTGTCACAAATATAGGAAAGATTTGTGACAATCCTGAACCGATTATTATTGAGAAGATTGTTGAGGTTGAGAAGATTGTTGAAGTGGAAAAGATTGTTGAGGTGATTAAAGAAGTTGGTGTGTCTAACGATAAAGTGGTGATGTTACAAGATACCTTGAATAAATTAAGAAAAGAACTTACAGATAAAAATACAAAAATACAAGAACTTGAGGGGACTATCAAACAATTAGAACAACTAAACATAAATCAAGGTGCGGTCTATATGAAAGGGTCGAACCTAACAAAAAACATATAAATTATGACAATTAACATTTTAACTTGGTTCATTTTAAGTTACGGACTTATGAACATTATGGTCTTCGGAAGTATTTTCCAAGGATTAAGAGATTTTTTTAATAAATGGGGAGAAAATCCATATACACCATTTCAATTTGTTGGTAAATTTATTTCAGGTATATTAACCTGTCCCATGTGTTTTGGTTTCCATGGCGGTTGGTTTTTATCATTAGTGGTATTCTCTCCATCTATGGTATTATTTGGATTGCCATTATGGTGTGGATGGTTTTTTGATGGTATATTATCATCAGGAGCTGTGTGGGCGATAAACGCAATTGTAGAATGGTTTGAAGAAAACAAACCAACAAAATAATAAATCTATGTCAAAACTAACTGACTTTGTTTTAAAACGATTACAAGAAAACATTAAACAACGATGGGTCATTGAATCCAATACATTTTTTAGTTTACTTGAAAATATGGGTATTATTAATGATGAAGATTTATTGGTAGACATCTTTGAATTTTTGGAGAACGAAAACGTTGATGTTCACTTTAATAGTACTGGTGACCATGTGAGGTTCGAACAATATAAACGAATTGAGGTAAAGACCAAATTTAATAAAGGAATTGGTATTGCCCAAGACGGGATTAAAAACTTCATAAAGACGGTGGATAATTTTAAACCAACCATGGATGATACTTTTATGAAGGTATACATGACTGATGATGACGAAGAACAAATGGAGATTAATAAACACATGAGTACTTTGGATAATAATATTGAATTATTCAGAAAAAAATTCGAACAAGAAAAATATCAAAAACACCAAGACAAGTTAAGAGAGTTATCAACTGAAGAATTAATAGAACAATTAACAAATAATACAATATAACATGGGTAAAGCATCAAAGGCTCACAGAGCAAAAATCGCAAAAAGAAACGAGAACATTAGACTCGAAAAAAAACAAACGGAGAAAAAATATCTTCAAATGATGGAACAACAACTACAAGCGTTTCAAAACAAATTTTCAGGATTAACTGAAAATGATGAATTAAGTGCCGAGAACATTATTGATGTTCTTAGTAACGAAGAGGTTACCCCAACTGAAGACCAAGTTTCGGAGTTAGAGAAATAAAATGGATTTGTTCAATCCCCCAATAGAATTTAATTATAAAATAATGAATAAAGAATTAGAGTTTGAAACTTTAGATAATCCATATGTGCAAGTTGTATGGGATGACTACGCTGAAAATTTTACTCAAGAGAAGATTAAAAGCGTTAGACATTACTTTCAAAAGAAATATAACACGACTAATGTAAATGTTATTACTAAGACCAAGGCTAGTGATGATGTTACTCACACAGTCGATATCTCTTTTAATATCTTGGACAAGAATTATCAGTCCGAATTAGTTAAAACATATTTAACCTCCAAATCTTTAGAGAAATATTTTGATGAGGTTATTCATCTTGACGGGATTGTTGACAATAAATTATTAGTTAATAACAATGAAGTCAGTCCGTTTAAACGATGGTTCATTAAGAACATTGAGTTCTCAAATTTCCTTTCATATGGTGAGAATCAAAAATTGGATTTTGAAAAATGTGATGGGATTTCTGTTGTTGAGTCTAATCCGCCCAATTTTGGGGGAAAAACAGTCCTAACGGTGGATTTACTATTGTTCTTATTTTTTAATGAGACAACTAAAACATCCAAAGCCGAAGAAGTGTTCAATCGATTTACCGATAAGAACAAAGTATCCGTTAAGGGGGAAATTATTATCGATGGTGATGAATACATCATTGTTAGAAACATTGAGAGAAAAAAATCTAAGGCAGGTGAGTGGAATGTTAAGACTGAATTGGACTTCTTTAAAAAGTTGTTTGACGGTAGTTTACAAAACTTTACTGGAGAACAAAGACGAGAAACTGAGGCGTTCATTAAAACGTCTATTGGGTCTAAAGAAGATTTCTTAATGACAATCTTAACTACCGCGACTAACTTGGAAGATTTGATTGATTCTAAACCAACGGCTCGAGGACAAGTATTGTCAAGATTTATGGGATTGGACTTCCTTAAGAAGAAAGAAGATGCTGGTAAAGAAATTTATAGTGATTTCTCCAAATCAATGATGTCTAACATCTATAGTAGTGAGAAGTTAAAAACGGATAATGAGGATTATAATTCTAAAATAGTTGAATTAAATGAAGAAAACCAACGACTACAAAAAGATTTAATTGATGTTCAAGACCGAATCATTAAAGGTCAGGAATACAGAGATAATTTATTGAAAAGTAAACATACTGACATTGATAAAGAAATTAGTTTACTTTCTCCTGATAAAGTAACTACGGATATAATAACTCTTAAAAGTCAAAGACAAGGTGTTGAAAAACAATTATCTGAGATAAAGGTTGTGGAACCATCCTCTTTTTATCATGAGGATGAACACGATAAAGTTAAGGAAGACTACAATGAGGAGTATAAGAAAAAAGTTGATGTTGACCATAAGATAAAAACTATTGAGGATTTAAAAAGTTCTGTTGACGGTGGAATCAAATGTGAACATTGTGGAATTGATTTAATGATGGCATCAATTACCCAATCTAAAATAGCCGAACTTGACGGATATATCATGCAAAAAGACCAAATTTCGGGGTTAATGCAGGATTTATCCGTCAAAGAACAAGGTTTCGTACACCTTAAAAAAGAGTTTGATGAGTATGAGAAAAACAAATTAATCAAAGAAAAATATGAACTTAGTATCGAAGGATTTGATTTAAAAATTAAAGGACTTCAAGAGAAGTTAACGAAATATAATGAATTACAAGATAAAATAACATCTAACGAAAAAATTGAAACCCAATTAATTAAGGCGGGGTTACGTTTAGATGACCTCGATGTTGAAAAAAATAACACAACTAAAAAAATAAACAGTAACGATTATCAAATTCAAACGTTTAAAGATAAGATTGAACAAAATCTAAAAACAATTGTTAAGATTGGTGAAGAAGCTGAACGAGAAAAAATATACAAAATATACTTGGAGATATATGGTAAAAATGGGGTATCAAAAATGATTATGAAAACCATGATGCCATTAATCAATTCTGAATTACAAAGATTGTTAGAGGACAGTTCTCACTTCAGATTGGAAGTTAACATTAATGATAAGAATGAGGTTGAGTTCTTGATGATTGATAATAATACCCAAGTGGAAAAACTGATGGCGTCAGGTTCAGGTTACGAAAGAACCATTGCGTCTTTAGCGTTAAGAGCAGTGTTAAGTAAAATTTGTTCATTACCAAAACCAAATATCGTAGTGTTTGACGAAATATTTGGAAAAATATCAAATGATAATTTGGACATGGTTGCAGAATTTTTCACTAAGATTAAAGAATATTTCGAGAAAATTTTTGTTATTACACATAATCCTTTGGTAACTAATTGGGCTGATAATGTTGTTAAAATCAAAAAAGAGGATAATGTCAGTTTTGTCTCACAATAATTTTGTAGAACCATAAAAGAATAGTACATTTGTGGAATGAAATATAAATATATGAAATACATATTATTCCTTTTTGCGAAACACAAAGAACAAGAAAAATTCGTAACAATTTTGGGTGAAGAAATTGTTACATTAACTGACTCAACTGACGTACAATATTATTTTGGTTCTGAATCCGCAATAATTACTTTCAATTCACTTGAAAGTTTGGATAGTATTAAAGATTTTTTTCAATTTATGTTGGGAGCATCAGAAATTGTTTATTTCTTATCCCCGTACGAACCTGACAAAATGTCATATTGGTTGGATAGAAGTGTGGAGAAACATCTTTTTAATCCTGACAAAACAGGTATAATTGTTGAAAATACTAAAGAAGAACAGGTTGAGGTACAAAAATTGTTCATTAGAGAACTTGAAAATGGTTTAGATTCTTTATTAAAAGAAATAATCAATCAAGATGAAGATGATATATTAAAAGAAATAAACTATAAAGATAAACCTAAAGTAAAAACTTTAGACCAACTTTTAGATAAAATAATTGACGAGGGTTACCCCTCTTTGTGCGACTCTGAAATAAAATTACTTAACGAATACTCTAAAAAATAAATATGAAAGACAAAAACACAGGAATTATAATTAATCAAGAAGAAATTCAGCACTATCTTAAGGACATCCGTAGGATAAAAGTTATGACCCCACAACGAGAAAAAGAATTAGCGGGGATGATGAAGTCAGGAACATTGACAGACTCTCAAAAAGAGAAGGTTCATAAAGAGTTGCTTGAGGGTAATTTACGATTTGTAATTACGGTCGCAAAACAGTATCAAAACCAAGGGTTGGATTTCCCTGATTTAATTGCTGAAGGGAATTTTGGGTTAATGAAGGCGATTAAAAACTTTGATTGGAATAAAGATTTAAGATTTATCTCTTATGCTGTTTGGTGGGTTAAACAATCAATCTTACAGTCACTGAATGACAACGCGAGAACCATTCGACTTCCTGTTAATGTAGTACAAGACTTACACAGAGCCAAAAAAGCGATAGAATCTAATGGTGGGGATTTAGATGCCAAATTCCAAGGACTACCATCAATGATTTACCTTGATATAGATATTAATGAAGAAGGTGATACATTATTCGACATCATTAAAAATAAAGACGCGGATATGCCTGACGAAGTATTCAACAGTAAGGATTTGTTAAAGTCTAAGTTAATTGGTTTATTAAATTCGTTAGATGACCGAGAAAAGGTTATTATTGAGGATTATTTTGGTATCTCTGGGTCACCAAGAACTTTAGAGGATATTGGTGGAGATTTCAGTCTTACGAAAGAGAGGGTCAGACAGATAAAAGAAAAGGCACTACGAAAATTAAGGAATGATAGTTCGGTGTTATTCGACTACATGTAAAAAAGTTTAAAACCTTCTATTTATTATAATAGAAGGTTTTTTACTTTTATAGAAAAATATTATGAAAAAAATTATTGAATTTGTTAAAAATTATAAGATACATATCTTAGCGTCTTTGTTGGTCATTTTCTTCTTCCGTTCATGCTCCAAGTCAAGTGAGGTTAGAAAACTAGAAAAATCTAAAACCAAAACCACTGAAGTTATCGATAGTTTGACAACAGTTATAAAAGGTCAGAAAGACACTATTAATAATATTTCTGAAGTCATTAGAGTTGAAAAAATCAAAATTCATACCGAATACGATAACTACATTTCATCTAAAAATAGAGGAGAACAATTAATGGAATTACATAAGATTGTTAAACAAAATCTTAAAAACTTAGAAAAATGAAAAAAATTTGGGAATGGATTAAATTAAATCCGAATAGAGCCATGTTTTTGGTTCCAATACTTTTAGTAGCGGGTATTTCAATTTCACACGTTGTTTCTTGGTATAATCTTGCAAATCCAATAAGTTGGGCTATCTACCTATCTATCGCAATTGAGATTGGTGCGATGACTGCATTGGTTGCCGCAACTAACAAGATTAAAGGAGGGGTATGGTTTATGTTTGGGTTAGTGACCTTTATTCAAATGATAGGGAACATATTCTTTTCCTATAAAGAAATTGACGCCAATGGAGATTTATTTAAATCATGGGTTGAATTAACATCACCTGTTTGGGATGCGTTTGGAACGGACATAACTGATGTTATTTCACTTAAAAGATGGTTGGCGTTTTTGGAAGGCGGATTATTACCTATCATTTCATTAACATCTTTACACTTTTTTATTAAATATGAAGATGATAAACCTGACTCTACAACCGTACATGATACCGTACATGATACTCCCAAAGTTGAATCAGAGACTCAAATAACTGATTTGGTGGATGATTTGGATGGGAAGGCGGAAATAGGTGAGATAATGGATGAGGAATCATTAAGATACTTTGACATCCAAGAAAATCTAATATCTAATATCACAACAACAACAACCAATGATGGGGTTAGAAGATTAACCTATAGTAAACCAGTTAATTTAATAAACCTTTAAGTTATGTTAAATGGTCGATATAATAAAATATGGGAACTTTAAACCGTTAGGTAAACAGAAAAAGAAACATCAAATTATTCTTTCTCACACCTCAAGAAACGTTGAAAATTATTTACAATCTTTAAAATTTAGGTATAACGGGAAAAACCCTAAGATTCCGAATTACGTTATTACCAAAGAAGGTAAGGTATTAAACCTACTTTCAAACACCGAACACTCAAAATTCTTATCCGAAACTAATGTAAATCAAAATTCAGTGGTTATTGTATTGGAAAATTTAGGGTGGTTACAAAAAGAACCGCTAAAAGATTATTACGTTAACTGGATTGGCGATATTTATAAAGGTAATGTGTTCGAAAAAAAATGGAGAGATTATTTCTTTTGGGAACCATACACAGAAAAACAAATAGATTCTACAGTTATTTTATGTAAAATGTTGTTTAATGAGTTGGGGATAAAGGATAATGTTATTGGACATAATACGAGAATAAATGGTATTGAAAAGTTTGAAGGAGTGGTAACCAAAAGTAATTTTGATTCTAATTTTACCGATGTTAGTCCGGCCTTTAATTTTGAAAAATTTTTAAAAAAAATAGAAAATGAACAACTCACATGATGAAATAAAAAACTTATTGAAGGCGTCAAGAACTATGCTTTCTAACTCTGAGACATTAAAAGAATCCATAAGTATTAAGAAACAGTATGGTATCTTAACTGAACAAGATGTTAATATGACATCTGGTGATATAACTAAAAAATTTAATGTTGGTGATGAGATAGAAACTGCTATTAATTATGATAATGACGAAAAAACTCCTGAGAAAGATAAATCACAAGGATATAGAATTTCAGGGGGTATTTTGGTGTTACACGGAAAAACCCAAACTGAATTAGAATTAACCACTGATGAAAAAATCGCCTTTCAGGAAACCATGGATGAATTTGTTACTGAAGTATCTGACTTAGTGGATTTTAATAAGTTAAACGTCTACCCAAATAATATTGAGTGGTCAGGTAAAATTATCGACTTTGATGTTGAATTTACATATTCAATTGGAGAAGAGAATGGTATTTATATTGATGGTGAAATGATGAAAATGGATGATAAGTTTATTGAGTTTGTTACAAAACTAAAGTCTTATTATGAAAAATTTAAATCAAAGTGGGCAACAATATTAGCATCAAGAAAGAAAACTAAAAAAACAGACTAATGATATATTTTTTAAAAAAATTAGATTTAAAAACAATATTAATCTTGGTATTAATTATTGTTATCTTATTAATGAGGGCGTGCACCTCAACAGTAAAACCTAAAAAAGGGGGAACAATTAAAGTTAATGGTAAAAAATACGTTGTGGTTAAACATGACATTGATACGGTATATAAACCCGTAAAACAAGTTGTTTATAGACCGGGTGAGGTTATTTTTGTTGATAAACCTGTTTATGTAAAAGTGCCTACTAATGTTGATACTGTGGCAATCTTACGAGATTATTATACCAAATATCCTTATAAAGATACGGTTAAACTTACTGAGGGATTAGGGTTTATTACAATTAACGATACCATATTTAAAAATAAAATTTTAAATAGAACATTTGTTTCACATGTAAATAAAATAACAATTAAAGAAACATTGTATTTAGAACAACCACCTAAAGTTATGGTATTTATTGGTGGAGTTGCTGGATTCGACAAAGTCAATATAGTAAATTTTGTTGGACCATCTCTACTAATTAAAGATAAAAAAGATAAGGTATATTCAATTGGGATTGGATACAGTAATGCAAAAACCGTTTCAATCCAAGGAGGTATTTATTGGAAGATTAAATTAAAAAAATAAGATGGCGTTAACTGATACCGATAAAAAACAAATTGAAGTAATAATTCGTAAAGAAATTAAAGATTTCATGGGGAATAATACTATGAAACAATACGAAGATAAACTAATGGATACCTTATCAAAAGAGATTAGACGAGGAAAACTTGAAGGGGATGTTAAAGACATTGTTATTCGAGTTTTCAGTGAATTTTATCAATTTATGTATACTCAGAGAGGGTATTGGGCACCTAGATTAAAAAACGCTTAATATGAAAATCAACGAAAATTTAACTACAAATTTAAAAATTACCATGAATAAAAGATTTGGTGAAACTGGTGGTGTTGACCCTGTCGAAAGAATGCAAAATCAAAACGATTTTAACAACGCTCTTGGAAGTCTTGGTGAAAATAAAGATAAAAACAAAAAAGAACAAGTGATTAAACGAAAAATAAAAAGAGGAGTATCTGACAAAATAGTTGGAACACCTAAATTAGATAAACCTATTGGAAAGATGTATAGTTTTATCGGTGGAGAATCTAAAGAATCAACAGGTTCAGGTTCTGCGGGAGGATACTCGGCACCACTATTTTCGGTCACTAAAAAAGAAATGGAAGAGATGAAACAAACATCCTTCAAAGCTCCAAAGTTAACCATGTTCTCAGACGAGGCTCCAAAACCAATAAAGTCTATGAATGAGTCATGTTGGAAAGGGTATAAACAAAATGGTATGAAAGACAAGAACGGTAAAAAAGTTCCTAATTGTGTTCCTATCAAAGAAAGTGAAGAAGTTGAAGAAAAATGGTCTAAGAAATATAAAGACAGTATTGATTGTGATAATCCAAAAGGGTTTAGTCAAAAGGCTCACTGTCAAGGAAAAGTTAAAAAAGTTGAAACTAAAGAAGCGACTGGTTCGGCCTCCTCAGGGTCTTATGTAACAACTGCCGCTTGGGCGAAATCAACCAATAAAAAAGATTGGAGAGGTAAATCTAAAACTCAAATCCCTGGAGGAAAGTTTGTTCAAGTAAAAGAGAAATGTAAAAAATTCCCATATTGTAATCAGGGGGATATTAAAGCCTTGAACATATTTGAGAATGAAACCTTTAAAAAAGTAATTAAAAATATAAGTGAGAAACACGGAATTAGTGAAAATGTTATTAAATCCATCTTGTCTTATGAATATTATAATGTCAAATAAAAATTTTAAGATATTTATTAAATAAAAAGTAACATGAAAAAAATTAACAGCACATATATTGATAACTTAGTGAGTAAAATTATCAATGAAACTTTAGAAGGTAGAGCGAATAGTTTAGTTTCTAAAATAAATGAGTTAGGTGGAATGGATGATGACCATCGTAAGTCTGATAAACCTAACTTATCAAAAATGACTGATAAAGAAATCGAGAACTTATTAAAGAAACCTGTTAGAGGTGGAATGAGTTCTGACGATGAAGAGAAATGGAATGAACTTGATGAAGAATCTGAAGTTTGTGAATGTGGTGGAGGTATGTATGAAGGTGAATGTATGGAATGTGGTAAATCATATATGGATGAAGATATCTATGATGTATCCAAAAACTTTCCTAAAAAACAATCGTTCGATTATGTCCAAGAAGAAGATGATGTTGATTTTGAAGAGGAAAAATCTGAAAAAGAAGAGGAAAATAGTGAATTTTGTAGATATCAGAAAAAAATGTTCGGACCTGAAGATGAGAGATACCAAGAAAAATGTTTAGGTATGGAAATGAATATGAATGAAAGATTACGAGGTAATCAAAAAAAAATTGATAAGAACAAAAACAATAAGATTGATGCGGAAGACTTCAGAATGTTGAGAAAAGGTGGAGAAACGGATGAACAATGGCAAGCTTTAGCTGCGGATATGGCAGTTGCAGCGGCACCATCGGTTGCTACTTGGGCATTAGATAAAGCGTTTGGTGAAAGTAATGAAAGTAAGAAAAAATTTCCTGATTTGAGTGGTGACGGTAAAGTAACTCGTAAAGATGTATTAATGGGTAGAGGTGTTAAATTAAAAAAATCTCTTAAGTTATCTGAATCAGAAATGATTGATTTGATTGAAAAAATTGTATTAGAGGACAAAGTAAAATCTAATATTAAAAATTTAACCGAACCTAAAGGATTAACCACATATAAAAGAGCGTTTAAAGGTTCTGGTAAAGAGAATGATGATTATATCAAATCTGTTGCTAAGAAAATGAAAGAATACTTAAAAGACGGTTCTAAAGGGGATTACGAAACAAACCCTAAACATTTCCCAAAAAGTAATGGTGGATTAGCAAAAATGAAAAAAATGGCTTACGAAGTTTCTAAAGATGGTGAAGAATTTTTGGATGATTACATGAGACCTGGTATGGAAAATCTTGATTACGATGAAATACATCCCAATGAAGATTGGATGAAAGATAATATCGAAGGGTCTTCAAGAACAGGTAATAATCCTGAATGGATAAATGCTGAAAAAACTGAATTAGGGGCAAAACTTAATAAAAAACGAAAAGAAAATAAATTTGCTAAAGCTAAAAGAATGGCGGCAAATAAATCACCCCAACCTGTCGTTACAGATAAACCAGGTCAAGAGTCAGGAAAAGGGTTAGACATTAAAGTTGAATCAACTGAATCAAAAACAGATAAGAAGTTAAATGAAGAATTTGAAAAAATGAAATCATTAATTTCATACGATAGAAAGACTCAGTAATATACATTTAAATAATAGTTATTATATTTTCTCCATAAGACATTTCTTATGGAGAATTTTTTTAATTATATAACAAAACCATTAACCCCCGAAGAGGTAGACCTTTGGTTCAGGAGTAATAATATTATTCCCGAAAAATTGGAATTATTTTCTGATTTTAGTCACTCATTGAATATTTTAATAGTTGACACTTATTTAGGGGAACCACCAAAATCAAATGAAACTAAAATAACTTTAAGTGAGGATGATAATCAACGACACTTTGAATGGTGTTGGAATAAAATCATTGACAATTTTAAAAAGGAAGAATTAATTTTTGAATATGATGGTGAACATTTTGATTATTTCAAGTCATTCTTTGATGAAATTTTTTATAATCAGAAAGATGAAAAGATTAGAAAATCTATCGGAAGTTTTTTCAGTGATTTATTTGACACAAAAAAACCCTTCACTAAATCTGATATTGATATGATATCTTCAATTTATAAGATGTTGGATAAACATATGAAAAAATAAAAAAAATATGTGTATTGTTTACTATAGAGTAAAAAAAGTTTACTTTATCAGTAATAAAATTAATAAATAAAATCAAATGGAAACATTAGAAAAAATTAAAACAATGACAGAAGAATTGTCGGCTAATACCACAAAATTCTTCAAAGGGAATAAAAGCGCTGGAACTCGTGCTAGAAAAACTGCACAAGTGTTAAAAGACTTATTACAAACTTTGAGAAAAGAAATTTTGGAAGAAAACAAAAGTGCCGATAATGAATAATTTAGATAGTATATTTTTATTTATATTTATCTTTTCGGTATTAACCGTGGTAAGAACGGTTTTTAGGTTTGTAAGTGCCCTATCACAATCACCACCAACTAAATTGGTGTTAAGTGGAAGGGAACTTATATCCTTAGGATTGGCGGTTACCTACACCTTAACTTATTTAATACAAAATTAATTATGAGCTTATATAAAGAATTCTCGATACTATTTCCTTACCTACAGTCTGTTAGGAAAATTAAAACTTATCTAACTTTTGATGTTAGTTTTCCAAATACGTGGAAACTACCTAAGAAATTTGTAAATGAGGAAAAAGTTATGGAACAAACTACAACAATACCAAATGAAAGATTATTTTCGTTTGTGTCAGAAATAACTGAAGAAGATGTTGAAAAAGTTTCCGGTAATATTCAAAATATTATAAAATACAATCTTGAAAGAGAGGAAAAAGAAAAACTATTTGACTCAAAGGTGAATGAGTTAAAAATGATATTTGAAAAACAAAACTTAAGTAATTTAAAAAGTTTACACTTTGATATTAAACAAAATAAAATAGAATTAGTTGACAATGAAGAAGAACTTGATACAACTGGAGTGGTTGGAAAAGGAGAATAGAAAAGACCAAATATTACTTGAAAAAAGTAAATTAGATTTAATTAAGGAAATCAAAAAACATAAAAAAGAGGAATTAATTCCTAAAAAAGAAAATATAAAATTAAGTCTATGGAAAAGAATAAAGAAGGTGTTAATGGGGTGATACAAAGATTTGCGGTATTATCGGACTCATTAGTTGATATATTTCCTAAGGCAAAATCTGTTGTTGTGTTTTGTTTAAATGATGAAGATTTTAATAGAACCAAAGCCCAAGTAAATAATTTTGATAATAATACTACTCAATTTAAAATTGATATTTCAGGAACTGAATTTATTTTTTTGAAGGATAAGTTGTTGAACTCCTCTGAAGATAAGATTTCTCAAACCCCATTTTAACTAGTAGTTCATAAAGATATTTTCTTTGAGGGGTTGAGTAATCCTTTACTAGTAAACAATCCTTTCTACCATCATCATTAAATTTTTTTGTTAAAATATCGATAAATCTTTCAGATTCGTCAGATGTTTTTAATGTAAATAAATTAAATTTGTCATCGTTTTGTACGATGATTTTGTTATTTAGTTTCGATATTAACTTAAATCCTGTATGGTCTAAGTATTGTTTAATGAACTGACGTGTATCAATCTTTTTATTTGTTGTATAATCTAAAAACAATTCCTCAATTCGATATCTTGTAATATTAATCATAGTAAGTTCAGAGTCATCTAAAGAGACTTTAACTTGTCTTCCATAATCATCTTTCATATATAAAGATGAGGGGAACGATGAGGACCGTTCGACTAATGATAGTTCATATTCTGATACTACACCATTTTCCATAACTTTATCATAAATCACCTCATCACTTTCTTTAACAAGTAATTTATAATACTCAAAAGCCTTTTTATGTGTCTTGAATTTATTGATTATTTTCTTTTTTACTTTATTCTTAAATAGAATAACCTGATAGGTATCATTCATTATGATTAATAATTATAAAATAATAAAAATAATATATAGATAAGTAAATGAATACAGAAAATTTTTATCAAGTGTTGGGTGTCGATGAAAAAGCGACACAAGAAGAAATTAAAAAGTCCTATAGAAAAATGGCGATTGAACATCACCCTGACAAAGGTGGGAATGAAGAAACGTTTAAAAAAATATCCGAAGCTTATGATACGTTAGGTGACGAGAATAAAAGAAGACAATACGATAATCAAAAAAATAATCCATTTGGAGGTTTTGGTGGTGGAAATCCTTTTGAAGATTTCTTTAATTCTGGTTACCAATCTAGACGAAGAACCGCACCTGATAGTGTTATCGATATAACTGTTGGCACATTAGAATCATTTAATGGTTCCGATAAGATTATTACATATAGTCGAAAACACGGTTGTAATACTTGTAATGGAACGGGTGGAGATAAAAAAACATGTATTAAGTGTAATGGTGGTGGATATACTACTGTGACGATGGGAACAGGTTTATTTACTCAAGTGTTCAGACAACCATGTAATGATTGTAGAGGTGAAGGACAAGTCTTTAAAACAAGATGTGGGGTTTGTAATGGGAGTGCGACAATGACTGAAATGGAAACCATTAAAATAAAGTTACCTCATGGTGTGGATGACGGACAGTTCTTCAAGATGCAAGGTAAGGGAGACTACAATAACGGTGTTTATGGTAATTTAGTTATAAGAGTTAAAATGGTGCCCGAAGGTAACTTTGAGAAGAGTGAGAATGATTTGGTATATAATGCGTTTTTAACTTTGGAGGATTTAAGTAAGGACAATTTAGAAATACCACATCCATCTGGAAACATATTGATTAATTTACCCGAAGATTTTGATACGTCAAAACCCTTAAGAGTTAAATCGAAAGGGTTTAAAAGTAATGGTGTTGGGGATTTGTTTGTTAAGTTATTTGTGAAGTTTAAAAGGTCTAAAAATTAGACATAATTTCACCGATTAATTTAACTGTACCGTAAATTGACGCAAATAATATATAGAATGATACTATAATCATTGTCCAGTGCATACCTGATAATCCTTTTTTACATGTTTTACATTCTTCTTTATTTTCCATTTGTTTCTTTTTTATAATAATATAGGAGATTTTGGATTTTATCAATAAAATTGTCGGAATTATTTATTTTTGACACACTTTTCTTATTTTTTGGGATATATTATCATGAATAAAATAATCAATTTCACACCAACAGGAACACAAACGACAAGAGATAATTCTTTTGCTCCGTTATTACCATCTGAAATAATTGATGAGGTTCATGAGGCGTATGAATATGGTATTACGATGGTGCATATTCACGCCAGAGACCCTGAGACATTAAATAATAGTAGTGACAAAAATCACTATAGACCCATTATAGAAGGGATTAGAAAACATTGTCCTGATTTATCTATATGTGTATCTTTAACTGGTAGATTCGAACCAAATATTGACAGAAGGACTGAAGTCTTAGAATTACTTCCCGATATGGGGTCATTAACCATGTCCTCATTAAATTTCCCGACAGGTGAATCAATTAATTCTCCTGATACTATTTTGAAATTAATCCAAAAAATGGATGAATTTGGTGTTATTCCTGAAATCGAATGTTTTGATTCAGGAATGTTAAACTACACCAATTATTTGATTAAAAAAGGTGTCTTAACGGGTCCTCATTACATTAATGTTATATTGGGTAATATGTATAACGCACAATCAGATGTTGCATCACTCAATTCGATAATTCAAAATAAACCTAATAATAGTTTATTATGTTTGGGTGGTATAGGTAAAGAACAATTGTCGTCTAATCTGTTAGGTTTATTATATGCTGACGGAATTAGAATTGGTTTGGAGGATAATTTATACTACACAGATAAAGTCAAAACAACTAATGTTAAATTATTACAAAGAATTCGTAAGATAATGGACGAAATGGGATTGGGTGTTATATCTCCATTAAATTTTAAAAACTTAGGTTATGGAAATAGAAAAATTAACAATACTTGGATTTAGTGAGGCGACATTAACAATGTTATTAGATATTTTGAATTCAAAAGGTCTTTATCCATCCATTGAAATCATCAATAACTTGGGATTATTACCAACAAAAAAATACGAACATCCCAAGTTCAATATCGAAATTATTAATGATGTGGATATCAATAACAAAATGGTTACCTTGGGAGTTGGTAAGGTTAAAATGAGAAAAATAGTTAGTAATGTATTCGAGGTAAATAAAGACACTCTTTTGGTTAACCTAATATCGGATAACTCTGATATATCTCAGACAGTTAAATTAGGTAGGGGGATAGTTGTTAATACTTTGGTAAGTATTGCTGGTCACACAACGATTGGTGATTTTGTATTTATTAATAGAAATGTTAGTATTGGTCATCATACCGTAATTGGTGAATACACAACAATAAATCCTGGTGTTAATATCGCTGGTAATGTAGTAATTGGTGAAGGTTGTCAAATTGGTATTGGAACAAATATTATTGATGGTATTAAGATTGGTAATAATACCATTATTGGTGCGGGTTCAGTAGTTACTAAAGACATTCCTGACAATGTGGTTGCATATGGAAACCCTTGTAAAATAATTAGAAAAAATGGCTGAAGGGGTATATAAAATAACTGAGGAGTTTGAAAAAAAGATTTCCGATTATACTGGTGCTCCATATGTGGTGACTGTTGACAATCAAAGCAATGCGTTGTTTTTGTCATTATATTATGAAAACATAAAAGGAAAAGAAATTGAAATCCCTAACAGGACATACCCATCAGTACCTTGTGAAATTATACATGCTGGTGGTAAAGTTAAATTTTATAAAATTGATGGTGAAAAATTGAAGGGGGCTTATCAGTTAAAACCAACAAAAGTATGGGATTCGGCATTAAGATTTACCGCTAATATGTTTATACCTAATACGCATATGTGTATTTCATTTACGGGGCCATATAAACATTTAAAACTATCAAAAGGTGGGGCAATACTAACCGATGATATTAAGGCATATGAATGGTTTAAACGGGCTAGGTTTAGTGGTCGTGGAGAATGTTCTTATCACGATGATGAATTTTATATGTTAGGTTGGAATTTTTATATGATGCCTGAATTATCGGCTAGAGGTTTATTAATGATGAATCAATTTTATGATTATGATGGTAATAAAAAGATGAATGATGATATTGAATTACCATATCCTGATTTATCTAAGTTTAAAATATATACACAATGAAATTACACATTATAACCCCACTTTATCGTTTTAATTTATTAGAACAAGTTTATAATTCAATACTCATAAATGACGATATAACTTGGCATATCTCAAAATCAAATAAACGAGAAGAATTGGATTATGATTTTTTAAAAAAAGATAATAGAATTAGATTATATAATGTTGATTGTGAAGATACTGATACAACTTCTAAAAGAAACGCCGTTTTTGATAATATTAAAGATGGGTATTTTTGTTTATTAGACGATGATACTATTTTTCACGAAAATATGTATATGAAATATGTTGATTGTGTAGAACATAATTTTATTGGGATGTTAATAGGTGAACAATTAAATTACTGCGGAAAATTAAGATTAATAGCAAGTAAACCTGTTTTTAATAAAATTGATACTGGAAACGTTTTATCACACTATTCATGTCTTAAAGAACTTAGATGGCCTTCAAAGCACATTGAAGGAAAAAATCATAAGGACTTTTTATTTTGGGATTCGGTATATGAATTTTATGGGAAAAAATGCGGAATATGGAATCAACCAATATCCTATTATAATAAATTAAAAACAAATCCTGTTAATCAGGAATATGGAAAAAAATTTACAGATAGAATATCTTGAGATAATTGGGGTGAGTGGCATATTGACCATATAAAACCTGTCTCAAAGTTTGATAAATCAGAAAAAATATCTATTATTAACTCGTTAGATAATCAACAACCATTATGGACGGTAGATAATTTAAAAAAATAAAATAATATAATATGTGTGTATCCTATGTAGGTGGTAAATCTAAAATTGCTCCACAATTAATAATTCCAAATATACCTAAAGACATTGAGACATTTGTCGAGTCGTTTAGCGGTCAATTTTGGACGTTTTTTAAAATGAATTTAGAGGATTACCCAAATCTTAAAACGGTAGTCTATAATGATTTTAATCCATTGAACTATAATATGTATCAATGTTTACAGAAGAACCATCAAAGATTACTTGAAGAATGTGAAAAATTAGTGGTTCAAGAAAAGGAGGTTTTTCCGACTAATCCGATTTGTGGTGAACAATTTGTCAGGTTTCAGTCTGAAATATTTGATGAAAGTTTCAGAGTAGAGGATTACGATTATGTTGTTGCCGCAAAATATATTTACGTTTTAACTCAAGTGTTTTCGGGGTCAAATCCTTCTAAATCAAAGTTTATTGATTTAAAAGGTAAATACCATTCAAAATTTACTTCATTTAAAAATAAATTAAAAAAACCTGAGTGGCAAAAAATGTTTGAAAGAATTACTTTCGTTGAAAATATGGATTTTCAAGAGGTGATTGAGAAATATGACGCTCCGACAACTTATTTTTATGTTGACCCGCCGTATTATATTGTTGGAGAAGGGAATTATTATTCTAACCACGATTTTGGAAGACAAGACCACGAAAGATTGGCGAATTGTTTAAAAAGTATTAAAGGGAGGTTCTCATTATCGTATTATGATTTTCCAATATTATCTGAATGGTTTCCTAAAGACCAATATAAGTGGGAGACAAAGGAATTTGCTAAGGCTGCTGCTGCAAAAAAAGGTAAACCTCAAACTATGGGAGAAGAACTTTTAATAATGAACTACTAAAAAATTGGATTATTTCTTTTCACCTAATATTTATATAATAAAAAACCTGTAAAATGAGAATTACATCACTATTATCTAATTTAATCTTGGAACAATCAAGATTTCAAGTATTATTTGACAAAATGGTTAAGCCGCCTGTTAGTCCTGATAAGAAAAAGACTAAGGCAAAAGGTTTAATGGACTTCGAAACATTAAAAACAATTATATTTGCTGACCCAACAACTAAAGCTCCTGAAGGATTTAACGTTGAAGGTGCTACAGAAAATGATATGGAACCTGTCAAAGTTGGAAAATATGCTCAATGGTTATTGAAAAACTTTGTTAATCCTAGTATGTCTGAATTAGAATTACCTGCGGACCAAGAAATTGACCGTGATAGTAAAGTATATAAAAACGCTACTATGGAATTCAGAAAATTGTTCCTTGAGGATTTATATAAGACTACTGATGATTTGAAAAAATTTGAAAGAGCGAAAGCGTATCTTCCACAAGAACAAAGAGATATTAATAAGTTCACACCAAGAACTTTATTTGATACGTTACAAAATTTCCAAATCCCCGAAAAGAAAAAAGCGGAGATGGAGAAAAAAGAAGCTAAGAAATCGAGAGAAGGATTCAATCACGCGGGTGGTGAGATTATTTACGAAGGTCCTAAGTGGACAATGATTCGTATTAAGGACCAAGGTCAAGTTGGTAAAGATGCTGCTATTTATTATGGTGGTTTCCATGAATATGACCAAGGAGAATCAAGATGGTGTACATCATCACCAGGTTTATCTTATTTCAACGGATACATTAAAGATGGTCCATTATATGTAATATTCCCTAACGATGATAAAGGGTTAGTTGGTAAAAAGACAGGATTACCTCAAGAGAGATTCCAATTCCATTTTCCATCAAATCAATATATGGATAGACATGATAGACAAATCAATCTTGTTGAATATCTAAACGGACCTATGTCTGATTTAAAAGAGTTCTTTAAACCTGAGTTCGCAAAAGGTTTGGTTAACGCAGCTGGTACTAAAGTTGAAATTAACTATCCTGACAGTTCGGCAGGTAAATTCGTTGCGTTATACGGATTTGATGATTTATTCGACAGTTTACCTCAAAATATTGAACATTTATTGATTAATAATAAATCTAAAGAAGATATTGCGTTAGTTGTACCTGAGTCATTAGGTCGATTTACATCATTACAAGCGTTGTTATTACAAAATATTGTTAAGTCATTACCTGAAAGTATTGGTAAATTAACTAACTTAAATTTCTTAGCTTTACCTAATAACAAACACTTAGTTTCATTACCTGTTGGAATCGGTAATATTGATGGGTTAGCTTTTATTAACTTGAAAGACAGTAACCCTAATGTTAAGATACCACCAGCATTACAAGAAAAATTAAGTAATGAAGGTAATGGATTTTATTATGTGACTTAATTTTAATACCTTTATAAAAAAGTAGTGTTATGAGTAATATTGATATTAATATATATGTAAACCAATTGATAACTTTTTTTGATAAGAATCCTAATGATTTAATCGACCTTATTGGTGATTTATTGAAAGAATCTTTTTATGAAAAAGTTAGGGAACAATGTATAAAGAATAGTGAAGTTGGTGATGAAGTTTCATTAACTCAGAAACAGATTATCAATATTGTTGTTGAACTTAAAAAGGTTAAGTCAATTGAGTATGATAAAACCAAATTACATAGTATCGTACAAGAAACCAAATTCGGTTCAATTTTTTTAAATTAGTTTTGTTTTAATTGAAAATTAGTGTATTTTTGTATTCTAATATTAAAACAGAAACATATGATGACTATCGAACAAATTAAATCTACCGCACCTGCAATCTTCTCAACCACACCATCACCTAAAATGTCCGACAAGTATGTTTTCGTACCTACCATGGATATCTTGGAGAACTTCCAAAAACAAGGGTGGGAACTTTCATCTGTAAAACAAACTGGCCGTAAGGTTCACGGTGTCCACGAACTAAGACTTCGTAATGGAGAACTTCCAAAAGTTGGGGACTGTTTGGTTGAGGCAATCATCCGTAATTCACATAATGGTATGGCTACCTTCTCTGTAAGTGCTGGACTTCATAGATTGGTTTGTAGTAACGGTTTAACTGTTCCTACGTCACTTTCAGAATCATTTAACCTTAGACACCAAAGATTCAATTTGGATGAGGTAAAACAACTTACAGATAGTTTTGCGGGACGTTTACCACTTATCCAATCATCGGTTGACCGAATGATGAGTAAGGAGTTAACAACACCTGAAAAAATTAAGTTTGTTAAACAAGCAATCAATGTCCGTTGGAAAACTGGTACAGTACCGGCAAGTTTGGATGTTATGGCAATCATGTATCCTAAACGAGAAGAGGACAACAAGAACGACCTATGGACAGTATTCAACGTGATTCAAGAGAACTTTATTAGTGGTGGTCTTGAATACAAATCAAATCGTGGGAGAACCACAACATTGAAAGGATTAAAAGATATTATGGTGGTTAATAAAATTAACACCAAACTTTGGGAGCTAGCTGAACAATTTTCATATTAATACAAGGAGGGGAGTTTCCCCTCCATTTTATAATTACCTATGGCGGATATATATAAATTTACACATTCTATTTATACTACAAATATGTTTAAAAACTATAATGAGTATAACGAAAACCTTGAGACTGAGGAGTTTAGTGTTGAGAATGAGGATAACCTTTTTGGCATGCCTGTGGTTAAAACGAGAGACAGTGAGATGTATAGTTCAAAACATCCTAAATGGACTTTTGATAAATCGTTATATACTGAGGAAGATTTTGTTGAAAACTATGGTAATCCTATGGCATCTGTTAACATTTATCGACCAACAGTTGTTGTAACTAAAGATGATAAGAAAGTTGCGATTAAATTTTTTGAATATCAAAGAACTCGGATGCGGGGTAAACCTTATTTCAGAGTGTCGACCAAGGTAAAGTACATAACATTCAATTACATAACTCATTCCCTATATTCTGGACATATAATTAATTACCATAAGAAAAGGAAGTTCACTAAAAGAGTTAAACGTAATTGTTTTTATGATGGTTCTCTTAATGGAATGTTGGGTGTATTGTCTAATATGGTTAGATTTGTCTTAGAAAAGACTCCTGAACTATTAATTAATAATACTGTTGTAAACGATGTGATTACACATTTTATAGACAACATCCCTAATACTGAGAAATATAAAATGTATACACCTAATGAGGTTTTATTTAAACTGTATTTAGATGGACATAAAATAAAATCCCCAAATAATTGGAATACATTTATTAACATTTATCCTCAACCTAAAAAGAAAGATTATGTTAAACATAAATTGAAGTTCATGGATGCGTTTATGTTTATTCATGGGTTACAGGGTGATAAGATTAAGAGAGTATTACATAAGGTTACTGACATTAAAGGCTTGGAGTTTTTCAAGTTTACGAATGATTTTTTTGGTAAGGAATTCATGGCGTCTCAAGACGATAAATTAATCCAAGATATTGTTGAATGTAACCTATATATTAACGGAGGAATGACGGGGTATTTAAAAAACTTATCTAAGAGAGAGAAAAATAATTCTTTTGAGGTGTTTAAACAAGTTCTACGTGGTGATGTGGATATAAACACATACTATGACCATTTTAGAATGATAAACCAATTACGTCAATTTGAACCTGTTAAGTGGGATGCTAAAGACTACGACAGTTTTACAAATGAACATATGGTTTTGAGTGATAAGATTTCTTTTTACACTAAGGGAACATTCGAAAGAATATATGGTGAAGAGTTTACAAATAGAGTGCAAGAACCTCTTAATATTGATGGTGTTACCTATTATCCAGTATTATTAAAAACGTCTGAGGAGTATAATATGGAGTCTTTTATACAATCTAACTGTGTTAAAGGATATGTTGACAGAGCACCGTCACTAATCATTTCTTTTAGAGAAGGTAGTCAAGATTCTAAAGTAAGGGCGACAATTGAATTTACTATTTCTGAGGAGAATAAGTTAAAACGTATACAAACTTTAGGTAGGTTTAATAAAGGGTTAGATGATGAATGGAAAAAACCCTTAATAATGTTGGATTTAAAAATAGGTAAATTAATGTCGGCCAAATTATTTGAATTACCTGGTGTTATTTTAAAAATTGGTTATAAGGAATTTAAATCGGGGTCACATTTTGTTGATAAACCACACTACCTATTCAACGGGTCACAACCAACAAAAGTATTGGATTGGGAAGACCCAAGAATAAACAACAGACCGACTAATAACTATGGAAACCTACCATTTCCTCAAATTTTGGAAGAACCTTTACCTTTATTAGAAAATGATTTAGATTAATAATATGGAAACTATACCAAAACATTGTATCGATATTTTTATAGATAAGTTTAAATCTTATCCCTCGGTTATCGAACTTAACCTAAGTAAGACTAGAGAATCAATCAATAAGTTTTTAAGTAAGTCTGAGTTAGTTTGGATTAACGAATTTATAGGTGATGATAATAAAAAACATACGAAAGAAAAATTTGTAATTTACGATTCAACAGGAATCATGATATATATAAATGAAGAGTTAACTCTATTTATCTTAACCACAATTGATAGATATGAAGTGGCTGAATTCTCAATACAAACATTAAAAAGATTAAAATAATATTATGGAAATTACTAGTGAAGAATTAAAACAAAAAATTGAAAATGGGGAAAAGTTAATGGTTGACTTCTGGGCCCCATGGTGTGGACCATGCCGTGTAATGAAACCTATGTTTGAAAAAGTTTCGGAACAATACAGAAATGAAAATTCGGAAGTTCAATTATTCACATTAAATGTTGAAGAGAATAAAGAATTTTCATCATCGTTAGGTATTAGAGCAATTCCTACGGTAAAATTATTTTCAGGTGGTAAAGAAGTTCATACTCAATCAGGTATTCAAATGGAACCACAAATTAAACAATTAATAAACAATTTAATCAATGGATAATTTAGTAATATTGTATACCATGAAAGGGTGTCCTTTTTGTGATATGATGAAAGAACAATTAGTTGAGGAAAACATTGAATATTATGAACGTGATATTGATGAACATGATGAAGAACATAAACTATTTGTTGAGGTAACAGGTAGTGATTATGTTCCGGCATTTATGATTGTGGAGGGTCATGAGAGTGAGATACCTATATCACACGTCTTCGCTCCTGAGATACACTTCAATGAAATTACTGAAGGAGTTGAAATTATTAAAAAATATATGTTGTAACCTTTTAAATAATTAAGATGACCCTTAATTTTAATAAAAATGGAGTTACCCATACGCCATTAAATCAATGGGAATTATCTGATGGGACTTTTTTAGTAATTTATCAAGGTAGTCGAGGAGATAACCCTGAGTTAGATTTTATTATCAAATATAAATCAACAAAGATAAAGTCACGTTTACGGGCGCCATCTCACACACATTGGATTGTTGACCTAATCGTTAAGTCTGAATATTCTCCTAGTGACATCTCTAACTACATTAAAGAATGGATTGAGATTTACGATAAGGTCGAACCGTTTTCAACTAAAGAAGAACGAAATGAATATAAACTTCTTTATAATGAATATTTCACTGAGAAGTATGATTTGTTAGATAATACGGGAGCGTTTAGTATAGAGTTCTTATCAGGATTAATGGAGTTGTTCATCAAGTGTGAGAAACAAACTAAAAATGCTTTCATGTTTAAAAATCTATTAAACTTAATGAAGGAATATTGTGATGGGACTAAGGATTTCTATCAGGTTATTTCTTATTCTAAACGAGTTTAAAATAAGACTATATCTGAACTTCTATCTTTAACTAACCACGGCTTGGAAAATAATTGAGTCTCAATTTCTGTGGTTAAATTATAGTCCTCTAAAAACATACTTTGGAACTTCCCAAGATTAAAATCAAATACATCTAAAATTAAAGATTTGATTTTTTCTTTACTATAAATTGAGTTTGAATTAACTGAAATGATTAAATCTTCATCATCGTTTTTTTGTTTTGTAATCATAAACTCCATTCTATCGGTTGCTAACGAAGCAAAGAGGTGATTACAAACATATTCAGAATAAAATAATTCCAACCTGCCCATATTCAAACTATATCCGTATGGAAACTCTGATGATACTGACATAAATTCTGTGGTGTTATATGTGTCTAAGTTTGTGTAGTTATAAGGATAATCAAACTCTAACTCAAGTCGGTTAGTATAATTAATTGAATTAAGGTGACTCTGTTTATAATGACTTTCTAATCCACTTCTTACTTGATTAATAGTATGTTGATGATATAATGGTCTCTCACTATTATAAAGGTCAAAATAGTGGTCTAATTGACCAATAGGTTCTTTGTATTCAATGATGTCTATAAGGTTAATCTGTTTAACTCCTAAAGAAGTTAAGACCTCTTTGTTTTCTTTGTAAAAAGATTCTTTGATTACCGATAAGTCTAATATTTTATCTGAGTTGGTATTACCATTGACAACATAAAATGTTTTAAAGTCGGTTACCTGTAATCGGGTTGTTTTTGATTTATCTATTTGACTTAAAATATAATCGGCTAATTTGTTAACAATACCTCTTCTTGAATTTGGGTTAATATATCTCATACACATTTATTATGTGAAATTAATAGTTAAAAAAAAGACAATGTTAAATAGATTATAAAAAAAAAGAGGGATAAACCCTCTTCAATTCTGATAATGTAACAATATTACTTTTTATTGTAATACTTCTCAACTACTTTCTTGATTGACTCTTGAATAGTAGGGGATTTAACTTGTTGAGATTGGCTAGGTTGAGCACTTTGTGCTGGTTTAGCCTGAGTTCCATTATTTTTGTTTTTACATCCGCACATGGTAAATTATTTTTAAAGGTTTATTTTTAGTTTTATTATATAAATAAATATCTCCAATAATCTTAATTTGTAAATAAAATCAATTATTTTATTAATTACAAGGTATTTATTAATATGAGAAAAAAAATCATACTAACTGAAAGTAAACTACGTAAGATAGTTAGGAATATAGTTGAACAGGTAGAAGACGAGTTTTATAAAATAAGTCCTGAAGAGTATGTGGAGTTAATGAAGTTATCTGGGTATCATGGGAAAGGAATTAGTAAGTTACCAAAGTTCCAAGGTAAACCATTATGGATAACAGGAGATTTAAACCTTAGTCATACACCAACGGATTCCTTAGGTAATGTTGGATATATTGAAGGTTCGTTAAATATTGCTAATACAAACATATCAGATATTTCAGGTATAGAGGTGAAAAGATATGTTTGGGATAGTGACACACCAATCGAAAGAAAAAGAAAGGCTCGTGAATTAGCCATAAAAATGGCGGATGGTGAGGAAAGAAGACAGAATAATGAATGGTCGATAGATGATATGGATGATGAAGGTCTTAAAGCCAATGCGTTATTTAAATGGTTAGTAAGTGAAGGTGAGATTAAAGAGTTGGACGATGAACAAAAAGAAACACTTAAAAATTTAAAGATTGAATTAGAACGATTAACTGAGGAATACGACAAAGAAGAGGAGTCTGATAGATATAATCAATTGAATGATAGGATTAGTGAGATTGAAGATGAAATAAGTGAATTGGAAGAAGACACTGCGGATGTTTATAATATATTTCCAACCACATATAAGTTCTATGGTATGGGACAATTTGAGGTTATTGGTGTGGATGACTTAGTGAATAGAATGTATACTGTAGGTACGGACTCGGAAATGGAAGAAGGGGCTTTAGATTACGCTGAAGGGTTTGTTGATGAGGTAGGTGTCGAAGGATTAAATAAAAGTTTTATTGAAGACCATATTGATACAGATTATCTTAAAAGTTATGTTGAAGATTATTATGAGGATGATATTTGGCAAAATCCTGATGTATACTTTAATGATGATGATTTTGAACTAACTACAGAACAAGAAGAACGACAAGAACATTTGGAAACTTATATTGAAGAGTTAGACGAATATATTGAAAGAATGGAAGAACAACAATCTGATTTAGAGGATGAGATTGAAGATGCTGACGAATATTCACAAAGACATGATGAGATTCAAAAAATGATTGATGACGCGACAGAGAATCGTGATAAAGCCCAAGATGAATTAGATAATATTGAACCAGATAAAGAACCAACTCAAGAAATGGTTGACAAAGTTGTTGAGGGTAGAGTTAATGATGCGTTGTATAACCCAATATCGTTTATTAATGACTGGGGTTTAGATATTAAAAATTTTATTGATGAAAAAGAATTAGCTCAAGCGTTAGTTGATACTGATGGATGGGGGGTTATGAATGGTTATGATGGTAGTTACGATTCGGAAAGTTTTAACGGTGAAACATATTATATCATGAGAGTTGAGTAACTCTATTTATTTATTGTAAAACTTTATTTATATTTTTTTAGTAAAATGAGTATGGTTAGAAAAAATAAATTAAAGTTTGTGATGGATACAGATTGGTTATTTGAAGGAGTTATCGATTCCGAACAAAAACAATATATCTTACTTGGATATTTCCAAAAACTAAATAAAAATCTTGAGGAGATGAAGGTGTACCCTATGTTCACCGAACTATCCCTACATTTAGGGAATATACAAACTTTACTTAATCAAAATCAAATTTTATATACTGAAAAAATTTTATCGTCCTTTGACGATGAGTTAATGTTATCTGACCTTAAGGTTAAGAATATTCCTGTCATGGCTGAAGATGAGTTTTTGGAATATCAAAAGATTCTAAAATATAGTCACCCAAAATTACTGGATTATTTTGGAATAACTAAGTCAATATGGTCTATTGTGTACGACTCAATAAATATTAATGTTAAAAAAAACAAGAACAATTTAGAATCAAAAATTGGATTTTTTTACTATAAGACTAAAGAAGTCTTATATGTTTGGAGATATAATACAAGAAAAATGTCCAAAACAGATATACAAAGTAAAACATTTTTGAAATTAATATATCAAGGTAAAGAAGATGATTTGACAATTAACGATATTATCCTTAATTTTTTATCAACTAAAGAAAAAGTTAAGACCCATAAATTTCCATTATTTGAAGTTTTGTGTGATGAGATATTCCCTTTAGAGGAAACACTGGTTCCGATATTCAAAAGGAAGATTATGTCTTACATTATTCAGACAGTTAAAAAAGAAAATAATCAAACTAAAAAAATATTATTAAATGGGGTTCAATAAAAGAATTGTTACATTAGAAAATATAAAAGAATTTTTAAAAAACGAATATTCGTTATCAAAAGTTTTTTCTGCCGATGCTTTAATCTTTACTGATGATGCGTCCACAAAAATATTCAAACTATATGAAAAAGGTGTTGAAGATAAAGAAATTTTAAAAATGATTGAGAATGGAGAAATTGTTTAATACTAAATTACTTTTTTCAAAATTAAGACAACCATTGGATTTGAAATTTATCAGTTCTAATATCTTAAAGACGAATCAATTTGAGGCTAAAGAATATTTGGATGGTTTGGTTGAAGATGGAATCCTTAGTAAAGAAAATAATTACTACACTATAAAAAATAAAAACAAATGACAAAAATTGAATACATATGGCTTGATGGTTATACGCCTGAACCAAATTTAAGAAGTAAAATTAAAGTTGTTGAAGAACAAAACTGTGAATTACATAAAATTCCTGAATGTAATTTTGATGGGTCATCAACACTACAGGCGGAAGATAATAATTCTGATTGTATTTTAAAACCTGTGAGAGTTTATTGGACAAATGTTGACACATCTAAAATATACGTTTTATGTGAGGTTATGAATCCTGATGGGACTCCTCACGAAACTAATAGAAGAGCACAGTTAGGTGACGAAGATAATGATATGTGGTTTGGATTTGAACAAGAATATTTTATCCGTGAAGGTAAAAACAAACCAGTGTTAGGACATAGTGAAGGGTTGATTGAAGGTCAAGGAAAATACTATTGCGGTGTAGGTTCTAATGTTGTTGGTAGAGATATTGTTGAAGAGCACATGGATTTATGTTTAAATATGGGAATCACCATTACAGGTGTGAACGCTGAAGTGGCTTTAGGACAATGGGAATATCAAGTATTCTCAAAAGGTAAATTAAAGGCTGGTGACGACCTTTGGATGTCGAGATATCTAATGGAAAAACTATCTGAGAAATATGGATATTATATTGAATACCATCCTAAACCGATTAGACATGGTGAATGGAATGGGTCAGGATTACACACAAACTTTTCGACAGATATAATGAGAAATAAGGGTGGGGAGGAATACTTCAACGTAATATTTAATTCTTTGGAATCAAGAAGATATCAACATATTGAAGTTTATGGTTCAGATAATGAACTAAGACTTACAGGTAAATACGAAACACAATCAATTGATAAGTTCAGTTGGGGGATTAGTGACCGAGGAGCATCTATCCGAGTTCCTGTGTCAACGGCTAAAGAGTGGAAAGGTTATATTGAAGATAGAAGACCAGCATCAAATGCAAACCCTTATGACATAGTTAAAGTTATTTCTGAAACGATTGATATGGCTAACGAACTTCTCGCAACAACCCACAACATGTATAGTAATGTTAGTGTTAAAAACTTTGATGAGGTTGCTAAAAAATACAATGGAATCCTTACTACCGAAGAATTATTAAACGAATATAAAAAAGATTAAATATGGAAAAATTTAAACATTTTGTGCCTTTTCAGCCTTTAATGGAAAATAGATGGATTATTAAAACTCACCCAATAAACATTAACCCGTACTTGTTTAGAAAGTATAAGATGTATAATGAAGGAGAATCAATCGTATTCAAAACTGAGTTTTTTGAAACGGTTACAGACTCATATAACCCAAAAGAATTATTGGAGATTACTGATATAACCTTAGAGTATTTAGACCCAACAGGAGTTGTTGTTGGAGGATTAAAAATGATTGTTAAGGGTATTAACTTTGAAAGAAAACATTCTTATTCTGGTGACGACTTGATGATAACAAAACTTAGAGTTATTATTGGTGAGACAGATTTATTATTAGAACCAATTAGTTATGGAGAACCAAAAAAATAAAGAACAAGTAGACCACCCGAGTCATTATGGGGGAAAAAATAATGAATATGAAGCCATTAAGGTTATTGATGCTTGGAACTTGGGATTCTCACTTGGGAATACTGTGAAGTATATTTCAAGAGCAGGGAAAAAAGAAACAGATAAAGAGTTACAAGATTTGAAAAAGGCTTTATGGTATTTAGAACATCACATTAAAACATTAGAAAAGAAATGATAGAAAATTATACGGGTAAAGTTATTAATGGTGATTGTATTGACATAATGTCAAAAATGCCGATAAACTCAATTGACTTAATTGTGACTAGTTGTCCTTATGGTGTTGGGATTAATTATGATGTTCATAATGATGATGTATATTTTGATGAATATCTAAAATTTACTAAAGAATGGTTAACTGAAGCGTATCAGTTATTAAAAGACGATGGTAGAATTGCGTTAAATATCCCCTACGAAATAAATAGACAAGATAAAGGTGGTAGAATTTTCTTTTGTTCTGAAGTCTATCAAGTTATGAAAAGAATTGGTTATAAGTTCTTCGGTATCGTTGACCTTGAGGAAGACAGTCCCCATAGAAGTAAGACGACTGCTTGGGGTAGTTGGATGAGTCCATCCAGCCCTTATATTTATAACCCAAAAGAGTGTGTTATATTAGCCTACAAACATAAACATATTAAGACTGTTAAGGGAGAACCCCAATGGAAGGGAGTTCCAACTGATATTGAACAAGAGGATGGAACAATTAAGAAAAAAGTTGTTTATGAGGATGTGGATAAGAAAGAGTTTATGGAATTGGTGTTTGGGCAATGGAAATATTTTGCTGACACTAAATCCTTAACCAAGGCAACATTCTCAATGGATATCCCTACAAGGGCGATTAAGATATTATCTTATAAGAATGATATTGTTCTTGACCCATTCAACGGAAGTGGAACGTCATGTGTTGCTGCTGAGATATTAGATAGGAGATGGATTGGGATTGAATTAAGTCCTGATTATTGTGAAATATCTCGTAAACGAATACAAGCATTTGTTGATGATAAAAAACAAAGTAAATTAGTTTTTGAAGAAGGGGTTTAATCAACCCCTTTTTTTATTTTCTATGATATTTATAAATAAAAATATATCATATGAATAAATTATCACTTACCGAATCGGAACTAAAAGAAACGATGGTTAAAATATACAAAGAAGAACAAATAAAACTTCTTGACGAAAAATGGAATAAATTATCAGGAATTGATAGACAATTTGTTCTTGAATTTTTAAAAGTAATTTACCCTGAAAAGGCTATGTTGGTCACCGAATCTCGTTGGTATAATACAGTTGGGGATATTGTGGGTATTTTTGACCCTACAGGTGTTGTGGATATTGTTAATGGAATTAGTTATTGGAGACAAGGAGATAAATTATTTGCAATTTTATCTTGGGTATCAGCAGTACCATATTTAGGAGATTTACTTGCAAAACCTGTTGTGGGTGTTATGAAAATAGGTGGAAGTGCATCCAAAGCGTTTAAAGCCGCAACAATCGCAGGAGATGCTACCAAAATGGCTAAGACCGCAAAAATGGCGGGTGGACCTATTGCCAAATTAGTTGAGAAGGTTCCTTCTTGGGGAAGTAAATTAATTGCGATGTTAAGAGCTTCTGTTGGAAGAGTACCATTATTAGGTACTGGATTAGTAAAAACTGTTGAAGAGTTTGTTAGTATTTTTGGTAAAGCAAGTAAAGAAATGAAAGCGTCTACCGAAATTACAGGTAAACTTATGGCTAAAGGTGAGGCGGCGTTAACTAAATCTGAAAAAGAATTATTAGCAACCGAGTTAAAGAAACAAAGTTCATTTAGAGGTTTCAGAGACTATAAAGGTGAAGGACAAAGTTTTGCAAATAAATATATTTCGGGTGGTATGGGTAGACTTTGGGGTAACAGAGCAACAAGGTCACTTATGAGAAGAACAAAATGGTATTTAGGATTGTTAGATTTTTTAGGGGTTGCTAATTTTGTTGGTCCTGATGAGTTAGAAGAACAATATGGTAATTTACAAGGTAGAGTTGATGAATACGAAAAAACTAATCAAGCCCAACAATACGCACAAGAAGATTTAGGTCAAGGAGAGGTTTCCCCACCACCTCCACCGACATCATCAACATCATCAACGTCACCTCAATCTTCAGGAGGTGGAGGAGGAGGGTTAGACCCAGTATCTGCCTTAGCATCATTATTCGGAGGTGGGGGAGGAACTGCGAGTAAAGTTATTGGAGCGTTAATATAATATGAAAAAGTTAATTAAAGAAAGTGGGTTACGAGATATTAATCTACTAGCTAAAAGATATCCTAAAGCGGAGATTTATTTCCATCAAGATTTAGATGGTGTTACTACCGCAATTGCGATGAAAAAATATCTTGAGGACAACGGGGTTAAAGTAGTTGATGCCCATGTCATCCAATACGGGGACAAAGAATTTTCCGTTAAAAAGAATGATGCTCAGGGAGATACAATGCCAGTCCTTGTTGATTTTGCTCACGGTAAACCAATGTTTGTTATTCATACTGACCATCATGATAGACAAGCGGGAGCTGAGGACACAAAATCAGTATCATTTAGACACTCAAGGTCCAACGTAGAGACAATTTCCCAAGTGGTATCACCAAGAGAAATATTCCCAAGTAGTGATATCTTATTAATTTCGACTGTAGATTCCGCAAACTTTGCAATGAATGATATTTCTGTTGACCAAGTTATTAATTACTTATTTAAGTTAGATAAAGATTCGTCTTTAACCAAAAACAAAATGGCTTTAGGTTTGGTCGCAAATAAATTGTTATTGGCCTTTAAAAACAAACCAGGGTTTTTAGAAGAACTCGTATTAAAATGTTCACCATCTTTAATGAATATATTACAAAACATTAAAAGAATTATGGTTGAGAAAGGTTATGCAAAAATACCTGAATTACAAAAGAATAAAGAAACCTATATCAATCAAATGAAAACCAATCCGAATGTTAAAGTTGAGGGTAACATTATTGTTCAATACGGTGGTGGGAATATGATGAAGCCAGGGTCTTATGATAGATACACCCCATTCAAAAATAATCCTGAAGCGGATTTTATTGTTATTGCTTGGCCGTTAGGTTTGGTACAAGCGTCTTGTAATCCTTATAAGAAAGAAAGAGAATTAAAGGGGGTTAACTTAGGAGAAATTGCCCAAGAAGTACTTTCAAAGTGGGAAGGTAGTTTAAAAGAAAAAGAAATCCCATTATCAACAATTAAGTGGATATCGGAAAGGTCAAAAGGTTTTGGACCGGAGTCTGTCGGTTTTACATTTAAAGACTTTGTTGCTTTATATGGTAACAAATACAAAACAATGGACAACGGTAAAGAAACATTAACTCATATTGGTAAAATGATGGAAAAACCTTTTACCGAATTATCTGAGGAGGAAAAAGAGATGTTAGATAAGATTACAATTAATGCTTGGGATTTGATTCAGGCTAACAGTGGGGGTCATAAATGTATCACTAACATTTCGGGTTTAAGTTATCTTGGAAGGTCAAAAAGACCACCGGCAGGAGCTTATAAATATGATTCTGAGAGCGAAGACTCACCATATGTTAAATTCACAAAAATGATTCAGAATGAATTTGTGAGAGTTTTACAAAGTAAGATTAATAACGGATAAAATCATCCATAATAATGAAATATATAATAACGGAAAATAAGTTAAACAATGTCGTGTTAAGTTGGATGAACAAAAACTTTGGTTTAGACCAGTTAGAAATTGTTAAATCTGAAAAATATCCTAATTCAATTTTTTTTAAAAAAAATGGAGAAGTTGTGATGGAGCAGGATAAAAAAAATAAAGATTTTTTGTTTGATTATGATGAAATTTGGTCATTTTTTGAATCGTTTTTTGGTATGGAATACCAAGAAATACAGGAATTTCTGAGTTACTGGTTGGAAGAGACTCTCAAATTAAAGGGTTATACACCGAGCCATTTCCAGTCTTGAATGCGTTAGTAGTTGGAAGAGACTCTCAAATTAAAGGGTTATACACCTGAAAGACGGTTCAGCGGAAAGCATGACTAGTTGGAAGAGACTCTCAAATTAAAGGGTTATACACCACGCTTCGCAATTCGCTCCATTACATCCAGTTGGAGGATACTCTCAAATTAGTATAGAATCTTATCCCCCTCTTTAATACTTAATTCCCCGCAAGTACCGCCTCTAAGTTCTAAAATAGTATCTCCTGTTCCGACATAACTAGGACAGTCTTCCGATTTACATGGAGGACAACTATGGTGTATTTTAGTTATTGTATTACCGTCAATAAAAATAATATCCAATGGGATAATACAATCCTTCATCCAAAAACCGTGAGGACCTTTGTCCATTAGAAATAACATACCATTAAAGTTAGAATCAAAGTCACGACCCATCATACCCTTTTGAGTATCTTTTTGAGTCATCATTACCATCACTTTAAATTTGTTATCGTTGATTTTTAATATCATATTTATAAATATCTTTTTCTTTTTAAAAAATTTGTTATATTTATAACCTAAATAGTCCCAACGACCCCTTTCTTAGTTGGTTAATATTAAACCCTGGTGAATGTAAAAATTTGTTAGGGTTTTTTGTTTTTTATATTTATCTTTGTGTTTATGAAGATAAAAGTTCGTATTGAGAATAAAAAAGTTAAGTTTGAGTATTTTATTGAGGAAACATTCTTGGCGGGTATTAAATTGACTGGTGTTGAGGTTAAGAGAATCCGAGAAGGGAAAGTCTCTATGACTGACTCGTTCTGTTATTTTAATAATGGGGAGTTATATATGAAAGGGGTTCTTATCCAAGGAATTGGGAATGATAATATTGCTACCGATAAAAAATTGTTATTGAAGAAAAAACAATTAAGAAAACTTGAATCAGAGTTGGTTAAGGGATATACAATCATTCCTCATGTATTATATGAGAATGACAGGGGATTATTGAAGGTTGATATTGTGTTGGCTAAAGGTAAAAAACTATGGGATAAAAGAAATTCTATTAAATTACGAGATTTAGATAGGGAATCCAAACAATCTATATAATAAAGAATTAAAGATAAAATGATTAAAAATAAATTAGATAAGGTCGTGATAACATGGCTTAACGATAAATTTGGTAATTTAAAACCAATAGTTAAGGGTGATAGAACAATTTATGTTAATGAAGATAGATTACCATTATTTTATTATTATCAGGATAAAAAAAATGGGTATGTTTATATAAATTACAATGAAATTTGGTCGTTTTTAAAATCCTTTTTTGGGTTGGAATATGAACAAATGAAGGGTATTATAACATACTGGTTGGAAGAGACCTATAATTTAAAGGGTCTAACACCTTTTTCAAATAATAACCTGCGTTCTTTATAGTTGGAAGAGACCTATAATTTGAAGGGTCTAACACCGGATATTTAGTCTTTAAATAAATTTGGCCAATTAAAATAATGTGCTTATATTTGTAAAACAAACACAAAAACTTCTACCATGACCCTAAAAGAACACCAACAAAAACACATCAAAGACAATATCGCCTCAGCTCAAAAAACTGCGGATAATTTCAAATCTGAACAGACAAAAATTGAGTCTGAGTGGGATAGGTACTTCAAAGAAATTCAAAAACATTCCGATAAATTTGAGTTGGTTAAAACTCAGAATATTCAAACTTGGCCTGTAAATGTTTATAAATTAGACTCTCAAGGTAACCGTATTGGTTATAACCAAGTTAAAATTGGGGAAATTTCCGAGAACTATAACAGTTCTAAAATTGTTTACAAGGGTGAACTACCTGAAGGTGAGTCTAACAATCGTATTACTGTTTATGTTGAAGAGCACACAACAACTCCAAGGGGTGGTTGGAGAAGTAAGAGTCATGGTTATAAGTTAAGAGTTAAAGTTGGTAGTGATGATACTAAGACCTATTACAAAACAGGTAAACCTGTTGTAACAATTGTTGAGGACTACGTTAAAGGAATGTGGGATGTTCATAACCGAAGAATTAAAGATAACGAAGTTCGTATGAGCGCCTTCGGTGAAGCGTTCAAACGTTACAGAAATTCTGACATTGATTTTGGTGGTAACAAAGTTAATAATATTAACACTACAAGAAACCAAATCGTGGTAAAAAATCCTAACGGAAGTGCGGTTATCCTTAACTACGCAGAGGTTGATGGTAAAATCGTGTTCACTATCTCTCAAGTATCTATGGGAGGAAATAGTGCTGATTCTGTTATCGAGGCATTAGGAAATATGAAATAGTTTTTGTAAATTTGTAGAATAAATCAAATAGATATGACAACTTCAACATACAACATCAGAATTGAGAACGAGAAATTCGGTAAATTGGTTGACGAAACATTCGTGGATGGAACACAGTTCAAATTGTTCCTTAAAATAATCCACGGATGTTTGGAACTGAAGAACGACTTAACATTCTTCAATGGGGTGGACTTCTTAGTACACATACCATTCAAACACTTGGTTGATTCAATCGTATTAACATCGGTAGACAGTTATGGTTTGGCTGACCACATGAAAAGTAAAGTAGAAGCATTAGTAACAAAATAAAAATAAACAATTATGGGATTTCTTATATTTTTAGCGGTAATTTTATACATCTTATTTAAAACTTGGAAACAAGTTGTTAAGTTGATTTTCATAGGACTTATTCTTATGTTTGCCTTTACGGTGATTAAGTTGAAAGAGGGTTATGATTATTTATCAAAACCAACTCAAACCGAACATATTGTTGAAAACCAATCAAATGTTGATAGCGTCATTACAAATGATAATGCAAGTCTTATTTCTGAATAGTTTTGTTTCCTTGTTTAGAAAAATAAGGTGGTGGATTCGCTGAATTATCGGCCCCAAATTAAGGAGATGAGAAATCGTCTCCTTTTTTATGTTACTGTTGTATATTTATAGATAAAGACTAACATGAAAAATATTATTATATCGGAAAAACAATTGGAAAAATTAACTAACCGAGTTAAAAATTCCTTGACTGAAAATCAAGAAGAGGGGTCTTACATGTCAAAGCAACAGTTGTTCACCATTGCGACATTAGCTTATAAGATGTGGGAAGAAATGGAAGACGGAGAACAACTTGAAGACTGGCAGGAAACTAAGATAGCCCAAGCGGAACAAAGTATTACATCTGTGGTTCAATCATTTATGTATGATGAGTTTACCAGTAAAGAATCTAATGATGGTATGGGAAAATTAAACTTTGATGATTTAATTATTGGTAAGTAATTTATTAAAAATATCTTATTAAGACCCCTCCAACAAAGAGGGGTTTTTTATGTTTTAAAGTTTGGATTAAAAATAAAAAAATGGAGAATTATTTTTATTCCCCAATTTTTTTATTATCTTTGTATTATAGTCAGGTGGCGAGTTGGAACACGCACCGAAACATTGACGTAAAAACTTTCTGACAGAAGTACAACGGAGTATCTGCTTTATCAATGTGCTGATGGATACTATCACAGGTTCAAGTCCTGTCCTGACTACTAAAAAAATAAAAGTATAAATGAAAAATATATCATGAAAAAAACACCAATAACCACATTTAGAGATTGGTTCGCAACTGAATCAAACGCTGCAAAAACATTAACTGATAAGAATATTCAAGAAATCAACGAGAAGCTTGAGCAATTGCTTTCCGTGGAGAAAGAACTTTTAGAGGAATTTCATAGGGAAGGAATTAGTTTTGTAAAGTATGGTAAAAAGTGGGGTAATGTTAGCACAGATGATATTTATGATGAATACTTTAAATAGAATAACATGGCAGGAAAAATAGTGAAATTCAAGTTAGGCGGTATAACTGTGAAAGGGGTATTTCGTCACAAATGGGACTCACCGGGAGACTTATACACTACAGTTCATGAGTATAAGGTTAAGAAACTTGGCATATTCTTTAGAAAAGATATGTGTCTTCGTATAGGTAGTGGAAATCTAAAATATAGTCTATATCCCTCTTTCATGTTAGGACTAAATCTAATATGGGCTAAATGTTGGATAGAAATTAATCACAATATTCATCACTCAGAAGTGTAAAGAATTTGGAAATACGAAATAAAGTTCGTATATTTGTTATAAGATAAAACACAGAAGGAAAATATAGTCAGGTGGCGTAGTGGTAACGTATCACCATCAAGGTTGAGATAACAGCTAATGGCACTCTGTATGACAAAGAAGTTACAGGTTCGATTCCTGTCCTGACTACCATCACAAGTAGAACTAATGGCCGTGTAAAGGTGCCACTACCTAGAAATTTAGTTGACAGTTTGGAAAGACAAGTAAATAGTCAGGTGGCGAAATTGGTTAAACGCTTTGAGCGATTGCTCTATTGTATAGGTTCGAATCCTGTCCTGACTACAAATAAATAAAAATAAATAATATGTTAAAAATCGAAGACAAACCAAATTACTTTCTTATAGTAACTCCTGGAGTATATGATGGTCATGAGTTCAATATCCTTGATACTGATAAAGGGTTATATGTTATGTTCACAGACTACTACGAGAAAGACTCACAATCATTCAACGATATTCAGGATGAAATTAAAAAACAATACCTAAATACTAAGATAGTAGGGGTCAATTTAGGTTCTAAGTTCTATATTGAGGATGAACCAGCAAAATACGGAATATAATGTTAAACAAGAAATTTAGATTTTTAGATGCTCGTACTAGTGTTGGTGAGTTGGTAAAGGAGTCAGCAGTTAATTTCATGTATGGATTTATTGCTAATACAATTACCGTGTTTATAATTATGAAATATGATATTGCAGTGTTGATTAATTTTCTAATATACTATATGTTTGTGAGTATAGTTATTAACCGAGACAAGTATGAAACCCGAGTAGGAAAATACATGATATTTCCAGCGGCAGCCGCATTGGGAGCATTTGTTGGATACAAATTAGCGTTTATTTTATCGTTAAAATAATCTATTAATATTTATGGTTAAATAATTCGATACATTAAAATAAAATTAAAACAAAAACAATGAAGTTATTTAAAATTCTGGTCCTAATGACCATCCCATTTCTATCAATGGGTCAATCAACAATATTCACAGAAAACTGTGGTAATCCATCGTCAACAACATCAGTCTCATCCTTCACTGGATGGCAAAATTATGGGGTGTTATCCTACACTGGAACTGCAGACGTTAGAACTACTTTACCATCATCTGTGTATGTTGGAGCTAGTGGGCAAGGAAATACATTTATAACAAATACTGTAGGCACAAACGTAACATTTGGAACAATTAACACTACCAACTACACTTCACTATCGTTGAGTTTAGGTATTTTAAAGACGACAACGGCATCTAATGGTTCTAACTTAAAAATAGAAGTTAGTACTGATGGTGTAACATACGACACACTATCATTTACATTATCAACAGGGGCGGGAACCGCCAATACATGGTCTCGCATAACACCAACAGGAACTATTCCTGCAACTGCTAACTTAAGAATTAGGTTTAGAATGAACACAAATACAGTTGGTTTGCAGTTTAGAATTGATGATATTAAATTAACAGGGTGTTTAATCCCAAGTTCTCCTACTCCAACTTACACTTCACCTACTTGTTTATCTACAGTAGCCACTTTTCCGGCCAATTCGTATTTACAATCGTCAGCGGTTGGGGTAAGTACTTCTTTACCATCACCCCAAACCATATCAACAACAGATACTCAATACTTAAGAACGGTATCAACGGTTGTTGGTTGTACTGGTGTTTGGTCAACTCCAACTACATTTAACGTCACTATTCGCTCAAACCCAACCATTACTACTAATCCAATAGATACAACCGCAATTGATGGGTCAACTGTAAGATTTATATCTTCATCTCCAAATAACCATATATGGCAATATTCATCCGATTCAGGAATTAGTTGGAGTAACGTAGATACTATTTCACGAGATACTTTAACTATTAGTCCTATCTCCTATAGTATGAATGGATTTAGATATAGAATCCAAGCATCAAACTCACCTTGTAGTCCAATAACATCTACATCTGCTAGATTAAACGTATTACCAAACACATTACCTGTGAAGTGGTTGTATTTTAATGGTGTGTCAATAGATAATATCAATCATTTAAAATGGGTAACTGCGACCGAAGTGGATAATTGGAAATTTGAAATACAACGTTCATTAAATGGAGAGGAATGGGGTGTAGTAGGATATGTCTTAGGACATGGAACAAGTTCTTTCCAAAACACCTATGTATTTTATGATAAATATGAATACCCTAATATAACTAACATATATTATAGATTAAAACAAATCGATTTTAATAATAATTTTGATTATTCGGATATTATATCGATTGACCATCTTTCGTTAGATAATGGAACTACAAAATATTTTGATTTATTGGGAAGAGTGGTTAAACAAAATTCGTTATTCATATTAACAAAATAAAATTAACTAAATCCCCATCCTAAATAAGGTGGGGATTTTTATATGGAGCAGTTCACTAAATACTATAGGGGTAAACCAATTTACTTTAATATTCCATCTGAGGGTGGGATAAAATTGTCGTTTAATATAATTGAAGTTGGTAATTTTAATGGGGATATTAAAGAGATTACTTTGTCTTTAACTAATCCTGAGGAGTATAAAATGTTTACTGAAAAAATTATCCGACATTACATTAATAAAGAAATAAAAAACATTATGAAATTGTTTTCGATATATGATGATTTTATGATTAATTTTTCTTAATTGTTAGGTATTTATTGTTAAACATTATTATGAACCAAGATTTTAAAGATAGACTATTTGAAGAAGTGACCAAACGAGGTTTACTAATCGAACAAAAAACAAACACTAAAGATTTTATTGAGATGGTGTCGTTATTGTTTCATTCAAGAACTCAAGCACATACTTTACATTTACAAACTAAATCATTCGCTGAACACAGTGCATTGGGTGGATACTATGACGAGATTGGAGATATTGTTGACGGTTTAATTGAATCTTATCAAGGTAAGTATAGTATTATTAAAGGGTATAAAAAATATGACATTGAGGATTATAAAGACACCACAACAACGGTTAACTATTTTAAAGACTTATACAGTAAAGTTGAAGACTTAAGAGATTGTTGTAAAGATTCATACATCCAAAATGAAATCGACAATGTTTGTAAGTTACTTAATTCGACTTTATATAAATTAAGATTCTTAAAGTAAAAATTAAAAAATAATCAAGACCCTCACTATTTTTAGTGGGGGTTTTTTATTATCTTTGTGTTTATGAATGAACTTTCTTTTTCATGTATATTTATATGTAACATGAAAAATTTAATTAAAAGAATATTAAGAGAACAATTGGAAGGTTCTGACGACAAACCATTATCTGAGAAAGAAATTAGATTGTTCAAATACCTTAACAAACATAAGGATGAAGTCAAAACTCAACCAAAATTACTTGAATTAATTAAGGTAATGATGCCAATGATTGGTAGAAGTCCTAACGACGCAAGATTCTACTATGAGGTTTATACCGCCAACTACAGACCAGAAGGTGATTACGAAAAATTAGATGGTAAGAACTTTGTTCATTATAGAGATTTCAAACAAAGAAGAACACCTAACAACAGTGCATATAATTACACGACAGGTAGAATCCCATTCAAAGGGTCTAATTTAGAAGGACATTGGGATGTTAACCCTAATAACCAATGGTATTATGTTGTTACATCATATAATTGGTATCCAATTTATTTATTTATAGAAGACCAATGGTATCGAGTAAGTAATAGTTACTCATCATCAACAGGAAAACATTTATCAGGGTCAAACCCCAAAAGAAATTCTTATGATAGTAATATAAAAGATGAAGTTATTTCTGTAACACCTGATGAGATAAAATCCATCATGAATGGTGAGAGTTTATCTAATGTTAAAACTAATAGAGTTAGTAACTTTAGTGATAAGTTTACTAAAGTGTTGAAAGGGACTAAAAAACTATTAACTATAGGATGGGGAGATGATAAGAAGAAGGTTGACTATACTATTACAAACGCTAAAAAAGTTAGAGATAAGATAAAGTTTGAAATTACTATTAATAAAGCGGGAACTGTTGAGGGAACCAATAAAATGGTTGTTAATCCTGATGGGTATATTCACCCTAGTCCATTCTCTGAGGATTTAGAAAGAGGAATTATAGAAAAAATTATTTCTGACAATAGAGACTATTTGTCAAAAGATAATACTATCTTTGTATTTCAACACCCACATTAATTATGTCCGATATAACACCAAATAAAATTCCTGAAAAAGCGATATTAAGTTATGCTCAAATGGGTAATCCTATGTTTGAGTTTAAAATTGAACAACGTCATAATGATTTTTATTTAATGTTGGTGGTTGATTGTGAGAAGATGGATAAAAATAGTGGTAAGTTTGATAAAAAATATACAGAAGAATTGGTTAATGATTATAGACCAATCGAAAAGATAGAATATATTGCTGAGGAAATTAAAAAGTTTTTCGATGTTAATCTTAGAGTTTCCTTCAATTTTAAAAATTACAAATACTTAGACCAAATTGAACACAAGATACAAAGAGCGATTAAACAAACTAGTCGTCCTGAAGTTAATGTGGTTATATCTGCGGAAGGGGACAATCCTGTTGTTAGATTTGGGTTATATGACCACAAAAATACTTGGAAGGAAAAAGATAGGATAAAATTTGTTGACGAACTTCAGAAAGTTTTAGGTTCCGAAATAGATTTAGAATCTTATAGATGGTTTACCACTTCTGGTCAAAAATAATTAAAATAAATTTGGGTAATCGTTAAAAGTTATATATCTTTGTAAAACAAAAACAAAGACATATGACAACTACAGTAACAACTACATCAAAAATCAAGAATTATCAAGGAAATAACTCTTTCGTTCTTAAAATGAAGGACTCATTATCTAAATACGGTCGTTTGACTGAGAAACAATTGGCGGCAGTTGAGAAGGCCTTAATGACCAAGTCTGAAGTGAAGGTAGATGAATTACCTGAGGATATGAAGAGAATTGCTAACTACGTGGGAGAGAACTCTTTCGTATTGGACATCAAGAAAAAATTGTTGTCTTACGGAACTCTTACTTTCCCTCAGACATCTGCGGCGGTTAAACAAATCCAAAAAGAGGAAGACAAAGCGAACACTCGTAAGATGAATATCCCTACTATTGGTGAGACAATCAAAGTTGGACGTTCTATCGGACAACAGATGAAGGAACAATATGGTTTGAAATTCAATCCAATCCTTTTGGACATCACTAAAGTATTGGCAGTGTCTCCAAAGGCGGTTAAGTTCTCAGGTAAGATGACAGTAAAACGTGGTGATGTTTGTGTGTGTTGTGCTAAAACATTGACTGATGAGTTCTCAATGTTAACTAAGATGGGTAAGACATGTGCTAAACACATGGGTGTTGAATACATCACTGACCTAAGTCAAGCAGAGCGTTTCCGAGAGGATTATTTGAAAAAGGTGGAAGAGATTGGGATTTTAGAATTTTGGGTTCCTAAATCACGTATCATCAAATGGGATGGAAAGACCGAAGTCATCTTGAAGATGATTTAATCTTAAGGGGAGAGATGACTCTCCCCTTTTATTTAACTAACATCAAACCAAAATATATATATCATGCAAACTTTAGTTTTTAACACAAAAGACAAGACAATTTCCTTAACATCTGGACACAGAGGGGCGTCAACAATTATGGAGAGAATGGACAACATAACGACTGTGAAATGTTCGGATAATGGTTTCTATGAGGTTATGCAAAAACCTAATGAGGACAGTAACGCTCTCCCTGTGATGAGATTGCCAATCGCAAATACGAATATGTTTATTGTTTCGTAATTTGTTTTTAATTAAAAAATTATTATCTTTGTAGTATGAAATCAACAGAAGAAAAAATAAGATGGGTTATTACCCAACACAAAAATACTAATCACATGTATGCGGAATATCTTCCATATGAATATCATTTACGAATGGTTGTTGGGGTATTTGAGAGATTCAAACATTTGGTTGAAGAGATAAAACGAGAAGATGTTAAAATGGCTTGTTTTGGGCACGATTTAATCGAGGACACTCGTGTTACTTACAATGATGTTAAATCGGAGTTAGGTCATTACGTTGCCGATTTGGTTTACGCTTTAACTAATGAGAAAGGTAAAACTCGTAAAGAACGTGCAAATGATAAGTATTATGAAGGTATTAGGTCAGAAAAATACGGTATATTTGTTAAGATGTGTGACCGAATCGCAAATGTTGAATACTCTAAGATGTCAGGTAGTCGTATGTTCGAGATGTATAAGAAAGAGAATGAGGATTTCATTAAAAGTTTAGACATTAAAGAATATCACATGTGTTACTCAATGAAAGTATATTTAGATAAGGTTTTTGGGGTGAACTAAACCTCAAAACCTTATATTTATGTATATGAGAATTAAAATTACTGAAGACCAATTAGATAAAGTAAAAGAACAAGAGTCTTATAAAAAGATGTTGTTTAAATATTGGGACAAAGTTGGTCCTGGATTAACTGATACAATGACAAAATTATTTGGATTTCAGTATCATGGCGGACTTAAAAATCAAACAGGTATCAGAATGGTCGATGTCCAAAGATGGTTAACCGAATATCTTGGTGTAGATAAGGCTCAAGAAATCGCCATGGAGTTCTTCAATAAGAAAGAACATACCATAAACAAATGTGGTGGTTATGAATTTAATTTTACTATTGATAATGTTGAGGATGATGGAGCACAATTTATTGTTACGGTAACGGTTGATGACATTAACGGCACGGTAATCTTACTTGAGGATGGAACTTTACATAAGTTGGAAGAGGCTAGAAAT